ACCAGGCATTCCAAGTGCCGCTTAGGCAGAGTTACCGCTAATGACAGGGTTCAGACTCGGCCGCGCGATCCCCATTCAGACCGGGGGGTACAAGCCGGTTTACTCGGACGCTCAGTCCGCCTATACCGAAACCGGCGCAGGCGTCTCCGCGTACGTTGGATCAGGCGCCAAGCTACGCGAGAAAATCAAAACAGGCTCTGGGGTTGCCGCTCTTGTTGCGAGCGGTGCCGATATCCTTGCGGCGTCAAGAGCCGGCTCTGGTATCTCCGCTCATGTTGGTAGCGGCGCGAAACTCGTAGAGAAGTCGAAGGCTGGTCTTGCGGCTGTTGTCATGGCGGCCGGAGGCGACGGCGCTGTTACCTATACCGAAACCGGCGCAGGCATTTCTGCGTACGTTGGATCAGGCGCCAAGCTACGCGAGAAAATCAAAACAGGCTCTGGGGTTGCCTCATTTATTGGAAGCGGCGCTGATGTGTTCACGGCATCAAGGACGGGCTCTGGAGTAACTGTCCTCGTTGGTTCGGGAGCTAAAGAGCGAACCGTAACTAAGACCGGCGCTGGCGTCTCCGCGTACGTTGGTTCGGGGGCCAAGCTCAGAGAGAAGTCGAAGGCTGGCTCTGGCATCTTTGCTTACGTAGGAAGTGGCGACGCTGCGGTTACCTACACCGAGACAGGCATGAGCGTTGCTGTCCTGGTCGGCTCTGGCGCCATGCTTCGAGAGAAGTCAAAGACCGGATCAGGCATTGCCGCGTTAGTCGCCAGTGGCGCGAAGCTCCGAGAGAAGACTAAGGCTGGCTCTGGCGTTACTGCCCTTGTAGGTTCAGGCGTTGACGTTTACGAAGCCGTCCGCGTCGGCTCGGGTATCTCTGCTCTTGTAGGCAGTGGTGCCAAGATCAACGAGAAAGCTAAGACGGGAAGAGGCATTGCTGTCCTCACCGCGTCGGGCCTCAAGACTCGTGACTCTGTACATACTGGCACGGGCATTGCTGCGCTTGCCGCCTCCGGTTCAGATATCGCAGAATCAATACGGACCGGAGCCGGTATTCTTTCAAGCATCGCCATGGGTTCGGCTTCGGTCGGCGGTGACATTGTTCGTGCCGGTATCGCGTCAAGCAGTCACGTTGGTAGCGGCGCTAAGATACACGAAGTCCCGAAGAGTGGCGCTGGAGCCTCTGCGTATGTAGGTGCGGGCGCGAAGGCTCGTGATGCCGTCCGCGCTGGTGCTGGTGTCTCTGCTCTTGTGGCCGCGGGTGCCAAACTCCACGAGATCGCTGATACTGGCCAAGGTACAGCAGGACTTGTCGGCTCCGGAGTCAAGTCTCGTGAGCCCACTAAGGCTGGCTCTGGTGTCCTTACACATATCGGTAACGGTGCAGACGAGCTTACGGCAACAAAGGTCGGCGCCGCAATCAGTGGTCACAGCGGTTCCGGAACATATGTTGTAGATCAGGTCAAGTCTGGCTCGGGTATCTCTGCTCTCATCGGCGGCGGCAGCAAGGACGTTACCAAGGCACCAAAGGATGGCTCTGGTATAACGCAACTAGTTGGTAGCGGTGCTGCCGCAGTCGTTTACACTGAGACCGGCTCTGGTGTTTCCGCATACCGAGGCTCTGGAACTTATGCACTTGACATCATTAAGACCGGCATAGCCACCTCTGCTCACCAAAGTAGTGGTGTCGATACAGTTGAAAGCAGTAGGACTGGCGCCGGTATCTCTAGTGCCATTGGTTCTGGAATCAAGACTCGCAACGTTGTGCGAACCGGTGCTGGTATCCAGAACCTGACGGCTAGCGCAGCACGATCCGTCGCCACCACCCGCACCGGTACAGGCATCTTGGCTCATGTCGCCAATGGCCTTGCACAAGCCCAGAGTACCACTAAGACCGGAGCCGGCCGTGCAATCATGGTCGGAAGCGGTGCCGAGACCAGAGATATTGTACCGAAGGACGGTTCGGCTACTGCCGCGCTTAGTGGTTCTGGTATTGACGTCGTTGAATACACACGTAGAAGTTCCGGCGTTGCCACGCTCACTGCATCAGGCGCAGATCAACTAACTGCGTCTCGTAGCGGTACAGGTATCGAGGAAGGAGTAGCGCTTGGCGCTGATGTGGTCGTCGCCTCACGAACAGGTAGCGGCATTGCTAACACAGTCGCCAGTGGCAGTAAGACGGTCGAGAAGGTAAAGACTGGCCAGGGTACGGCTACGCTCGTTGGCTCAGGTCCGAATGAAGGGCTGAGGCTAAGTACTGGCTCTGCCGTAACGAACTTGACAGCTAGCGGTGCGAAGATTCGCGATTCTGTACACTCTGGTACGGGTATCGCGGGTATGGAGAGTGCTGGGGTCAAGGCGCGGTCCATTGCCAAGGTGGGTGGAGCCACGACGGTCTTTACTGTCCAGAGCATGAAGGCGCGTGAGGTTTACCGTTCTGGTCTCGGCAAGATGGATGTGGTTGGTTCTGGATTCTACCGACGCGATTTAACCAAAATTGGTACTGGAATCCTCGGGACGACGGGCGTTGCCTCAACAGTTGTCGAGTATAACCGAACGGGTACAGGTACTCAAGGTGGAACTCTTCGATCAGAGCGTAAGATATTCATAATCAAGGGTCATGCTCGTGTCCATGTGGGCAATGGCATACTTGTCTAATCGAACGACGTAGTAATGAATGAACACAGAACTGAAGGATTTACATGAACACACGACGAACTAAAACCATCTGGAATAATGTTACCAGCGGCGCAGCGGGAGCCTCCTCCGCAGTAGCTCTAGGCGGCGCTACCAATGCGACCTTGTTCGTAGAGGTCAGCGGAGCCACAGATATTAGCATTGAGGTCTCTCCGGGGACTGCGGGGGCAGGCATTAATGACTTTGACGCATCCATGAAGTGGTATCCCCTCTTCGAGGATGACCTGAGTGCTGCTCAGAAGCTCACCTTTGCTGGCGCCGGCAAGGCGGCTATTGACATTTCACCCGTCGCCTCAGAGTACATTCGCTTCGTTAGCTCGAACAACGTGACCGTTTCCGCGTTCGTAGACTACATTCAGGCGTAACGCATGGCGTCCTTCCCTACGAGTACCGTTACCAAGCCTGCCGGCATCGCCGTCAGCAACAACGTGGTCGTTGGCCATGTTGATTTCGCATGGGATGAAATCATTGCCGTTGAAGGAGTGCTTCGCGGCTCTAGCACGCTCGCCGGAGCAGGAGTCAACCTGAATCTCAAGTCGGGTGCAACCGGAGCCACGCCGCTAGCACTCCAAGGATTCGCAGATCAGACCGCAGACATACTGACTGTAGGCACCAGCGCCTCGTCCAACGACTTGCTTCGTGTGACCGCGGCAGGCAAGCTGCACTTGCCTGGAACTGTGAACACCACAGGCGTCATGTTGGGAACCTCGACAGTTACGAATATATGGTCAACGGGAACTAACGTTCTTGCCCGGCCTGGCGCTGATGCTACGGGCGCAGTCAAGGTTAGAAACACGGACGATACCTCTACCGCTGTCTCTGTGGATACCACCAACCTTAGAGTGGGTATCGGTGACGACACAGCGCCTGCTGCTGCTCTGCATCTGAGTGCGGCCACTGCTGTGACTACGGCGGCATTCGGTATTCGATTTGGCAACGACGCAACTAACCTGTACCGTTCAGCGGCTACCATACTAAAGACTGATGGCTCGTTAGATATTGCTGGCAATGTTCTCCTCAACGGAGATTTTTCAGTCAGTCGTACAGCCGCCAACATTGCCACCATCGCTACGGGCGACACGCTACGGGCAGGAGCTAGCGCTAACTTCGAGCTTTCGGGTGAGGCAGGCACCAACTCCCTATTCAAGGTCACTAAGACCGCCACCGGCAACCTTACCGATGCCTGGATGCAGACGACCATTATTGGTGCCGAGACGAGCAGTCGATTCAAGACTGATGCGGCGGGCAAGAGCACCTGGACTGATGGCACTAACCCCGCCACGCCAGTCACGCTAGGAATCAATGGTGCTAACGTGGGACTCATTACCAACAAGGACTTGACAGTCACCGGCATCACGAACGTAACAACGCTCAGTCTAGGCGCGGCAAAGATCAAGCAGGGCGCTACCGACAACACCTATTCTGGTTCTGATGTTACCACGCTCTATACCAAAGACCTCGTTCTTCATAGCACTGTAGCCTCTGCCACTCGTCTTGGACTCAAGCGACCTGACGGCACCATTCGTTATCTTCGACTGGACAATGACGATCAGATAATTATCGAGGCCAGCTAATGTCGGGAGGCATCAGCACTGCGCTCATCGGTGAGATCAGAATGTTTGCTGGTGTTGTAGACGTATCGGTAACCAGCGAACTTGAAATCAAAAGCGGCTGGCTTTATTGCAACGGAGCGTTCGTAAGTCAATCGACCCACTCAGACCTTTTCGCTTATGCTGGGCACCTATTCAATGCTAGTGTTGATCCAGGCAATGGATCATTCAAGTTGCCAGACTTTCGTGGTCGCACACCAATTGGGCTATCTAATGCAGGGACCTTCGTGACGCGCGGTGCGGTTGGCGGAACGACTAGCCATTCTCTCTCGGTGACGGAATCCCCTCCACACATGCACGGAGCAACACTCGCACCGGCCGGAGACCACAGCCACACTGGTAGCACTAGTAATGAGTCATCGCCCTACCACACTCACTTCCAGCAGTATTATTACGGCACTATGCGGACCGGTGGCGCGAACAATACCTTTAGTTTCTGGTCAGCGGACATAGACGGACTGGCTCCATTCACTCAACCTCTGTCGGGTCGATCCACCTCCCACATTCATGAAGCGGCAACAACAACTTCATCGGCCACACATGCTCATGCGCTGTCCTATGGATCAATGGGGTCCGGCTCGAACAATGGGGAGCCACACAACAACGTATCACCATATACTCTTATGCATTTCATGGTGAAAACGTGAGAGGCGATTAGAATGGGTCTTGGAATCCAAAGCGCAATAGCGGGTGAAGTGAGAGCTTGGGCTGGTAAATGGTCTGGAGTTGCAGAGCCGATCCCAGGCTGGCTAGTTTGTAACGGCGCCGCTTACTCAACAGCGGCTCGACCCGAACTACAAAAGCTCTATGATGAGATTGGCTTGCTGTATGGCGGCACCGGCGCCACCAGTTTCAATCTTCCTGATCTGACTGGCCGTAACCCTTATGGCGGCGACACGACTGGATCGTACGCTAATACTACTATACCTCGTTCGTCCTCACTCACGACGGCAACACACGCTGGAATCCAGGCAGACTTCCCATCACACAGGCATACAGGTAGTATGCCATCATATGTATGGCCACAGCACTTGTTTATTACGGCCGCTGAAACCACAGACCACAATCACCAATGGGCTATGGAAGTGGTCACGGTTGCCTCTGGGTTCGATAACCCAAAGTATTACATTATTACGGCTGGCGGCAGTCCTGTTAATGTTAATACCACCACCGATAGCGTCAACCACACTCATAGTATAACTTTCAGTAGCTATAGCGGCTCTCACTCTCACACCTCAACCGTACCTAACGTCGGTTCTGCTACCGCCCATGAGAACATGCCACCGTTTGCTCGGGTTCTATTTCTGATTCGATATTAATGGCTACAGGCGTAACATCATTCTTTGTTGGCGAAATCAAGCCACATGTCGGCAACACTGCTCCTGACGGTTGGCTGCTTTGCGATGGCGCGACCTATGCGAGAGGCACGTCGGAAACTGATATCTATTGGGACCTCTGGCAGTCACTAAGTGGTGGTGTGGGCACATCACCATGGGGTAACGGCAATGGAACTACCACATTTAACGTCCCCAATCTGCGCGGCAAGACATTAGTAGGTGCTGCCTCTCCGGCAGAGGTCGGCACAACAGGGGGAGCAGAAAACGTCACGCTTGTCGCCGCCAACCTCCCATCACACACACATACACTTACTGTCGATAATGCGGGGTCTCACACTCACACAGGCTCTACCAACCTAGTGAGCGTCTTTCACACACATAATTGGCAGGCCGGCTACACCCTCACTGGCGAGCTAGCGAATGCGGGAGGGTATGGCGGTTTTCTCTTGGCAAACTCAACAGGCTCTTCGGGCATATTGCCCCTAACGTCTGGGTCGCAGACTTTCTTCCATACTCACACTTTTGTTACCGCCACAGAGCACGCTCATCCTCATACGATCACTGAACTAACTACAGTAGCGTCGGGCTACTTCGCCTTACCATGGGACGGTGGAGCCCATAATAATATGCCGCCCTATCTGGTAGTCAACTTCATCGTAAAATACTGATTATCTTTTAGTGGTGTACGCGAGTTAGAAATCGGCAACGAAAACAAATAAAGGCCGAATCACGGTCAGAGTAATATTAGAAGGGATATTTATGAAATACTGGCAAGGCATCACCATCAAGATAGGTTCAGAATATGGACTCGTGACTGAGTATCATCAAGATACAGAATCGTATCAATATGTGTCTGCCGAGAGACTAGGCGTCAAGACCGTCAAGGTAAAGGACATAGAGCGCGTAGATATTCCGATAGCCCGAGACGTTGCAGAGATTTTACGCGAGTCTAATTACAAGGCTGGCGCCGCCTATCTGAGCGAAGAAGGGTGGGATATCGTATCAGCGTTCCAGGAGAACGACCATCGTGACTTGAACCGCGTCGACCCTTCACCACCCACAGACTACGGCATCCCACACGATGATCTGATCTGGGACCCTGACTCTCACACCTTTGTCCGTCGCAATGACGACGAGACGGATGATCTCCACAATCCTGGACCATGGGGACTTGACCCAGCAATGCATACCTTCCGCGCTAAGAATCCTGAGTTCACGGGAATCTATGCCCGTATTGAGGGGTCATGTGAAGACTGTGGTGGCGTCGTCTCGGACGGCATCTGTGAGTCGTGTGGAAACTATGAGCCCGAGCAAGCACAGCCCGTGCAGCCTCACAAAGACCAGACCTCAACATACCTCGATGTGGACACTCGCTCCCCTCATGGACGAGACGATTCCTTTCCGAGCATGATTTCGAAGGCTCGCGCCAGCTTAAGTAGTATGAAGAATTTCGCGCATGTACGTGACGAAGCGGCATGGCATGAAGCTCGCGTAGGCGCAGACCTAGAGTCTTGCCCTGAGTGTGGCGACTTCATGCACGACACCCTGGATCACAAGGAAGCACAATGCCACGCCTGTGGTCACCGTCAAGGCATCGTCTACAATGTCTCTAAGCAGAAGGAAGCATTAGCCCTAGCTCCCTTAGCTCTAGCTCCCTTAGCTCTGCGTATCGCCCCGATGCTAGGCCAGGCGTTTATGAACATGGCTGGTGGTGGAGAAGAAGAGACCGGTAGCGATGTCGGCATTACATCGTCCACTGAAGACGCTATCGTCCGCTCCGCGGCGGACGTTGGCATTGCGGTGGACAATAGCGGCCAGGATGTCATGCCCAACGCCGGCAGCCAAGGATTCACTGAAGATCATGGCGATAGTCCCGAACTGCTCAAGGACACCAACGATATAGGTGGTACTGATAGCCATGACATTCTCAATGAGATTCAGCGCCTCATGCCAGAGATCGAACAGTACGCCAACGACCCAAGCAGGAGCGCGGCGGATCATCCACAGTTAGTAGCGCTTGACAAGTGGCTTGCCGAGAACATCCCTGGTTATACGTCACAGAATCGAACAGCGTCAACATATCACCAGGCCGCTCGCCGACCGAGGATGTGTCCGTATCACACGAACCTTATTGATTACGCTATGGCTCTGAACGACCCAGCCCTGGCGCTCAAGTCGTTGGGCGGACTCATGTACTCGGAACAGTCTTGCCAGGGCGGCTACCAACTACTCAACAAGAATGAGAATCCGATCAAGTGTAAGTACAAGCCAGAAATGATTCTGCCTGGTTTTTGGGAGAAGCGAGAAGAAGAGACAGAGCGGCGCCGTCTAGAGCGCGAGCAGCAGCAAGCCCTTGAGCCTCCGACGAACCAGGAACAGATTCAAGAAGAAGTCCAGGCTGTGCCTGTCAACGACCCACTAGAGGTCATTCAGCAGGACGAGAACAGTGTGACTATTCCGGCTGAGCAGATCAATGAAATGAAGAATGAGCCTGAAGCTCCCGCAGCCGAAGCCATCGAGCTTCCGACTGACTATGATCCTGAAGCGTATTGGGAGGCCGATGACGTACCAGACTTTGGTCCGCCCGAACTTACTACTCCGACTGGCAGCCCGACCTTTGAGAACTTCCAAGCGCCTGAGGGTTATCAGTTAGTACCCGTAGAGCCTGAGATGGCATCAGCGGTAGACCAGTCGATGGCTGTAGCCGCATCGAAAAAATCATTCGACATGAATGTAGATCGAGCCGACGCCGGGCACGCTCCGGTAACTTTTCGCTGTCCTAAGTGCGGCGGTGATGTTGACAACGGCGCTTCTAACTGCCCGACTTGCGGCATAACTGAGCAGGAAGCCATGCAGATTTCAGAGCAGCAGGGACGCGACCCGAACCATATGATTGTCAATTCCACCTCGCCCGAAGCCCCCGAAAACGATGAAGATTACGCGGCCGACCTGGCGAATCGAATGTCTCCTGACAGCGGATGGACAAGTCAAACAATGGTTCAGGTGCGTCAAATATTGTTGCAGCAAGGAATGAATGAGGAGCGGGTAAACAACGTTGTCAATAGTCTAATCGCTGACGCTTGGGATTATCATCCACAAAACGAATACTTTGGTGATGAGTCGACTCATCCGTCTAGGCTCGACGGTGCAACATTCGCGGGTCGCCGTTCGCCATTCAGACAAGCTTCGCCTGCTGAGATGTCAGACAGCGCCGACCTCGGTGGAACTGACGCTGAAACAGCGGGACACATCAGCCCCGTAACTCAGACCGACAACACAGAGGAAACTACCACTCATATCACCGATGGAGATGGCGAGCCTTTGCAGGTGGGAGGGACATACGACATGCTAAACGAGGCGGTTGACCATCTCCCCGAGACAGTTAAGGTCACTCGGATTGATCCTTACTATGTCGAGTTCGAAGTTATAAATGACGACATGGGATTCTCATTCGAGAATCGAGTACATGCCAAGACGATTGCCAGCCAGGGAATCAAGTTCCAAAAGCACACGGACAACCCGAACGCCGAAGGGCGACCGGTAGAGCCACCGGAAATGAACGCTGATGCACCAACTTTCAGCGACGCCACCGGAGTGACTGACCTCAGCACAGGACGATCAGCGCACCTAGCTTGGCTCGTCGAAGACGTTGCGACTGAAGTACAGAAGGAAGCAAGTAGATCAGAAAAGTTGAATCCTCGACTAGCGTGGCTCAAGGATGACGGCATGTCCAAAGAGGCAGGCAAGAATTACTCTCCCATGGAGCAGCGTGAACTCATTGGCGAATCAGGAAGCGCTCGTAACCTTGATAAGCTTCAACTCGACGGAACGCATTACGTTGAGGCGCACACCTTGGGAGACGAGCAAGACATTCCCGATAGCCACTTCCTATTCTAATGGGACTGTAAATGATTAGATCACCCGCGGGTCGCTTGATCGTTTGGAATAACGGCAACGACCAGTACAACTACAAAGACCTCCAGTACAACTTTGAAAACATCGACCGTCTAATCGGTAACGATGGATTCGTGGCTGGCGGGACTGGAAGTGCAGGCAGCACAGCTAACGTCGCGTCTGGAAGTGCAGGCAACACAGCTACCCGTCGTCAGGATTTAACTGGTGTCGCGTCTGCCTGGCTTGGCCCGGGTGATAAATCTAAGATTTACTACAAGGGGACGCACGTCAGTAGCCCCGACCCGGACAAGAGCAGGCTTGCTCCCGCGAGGACCCTGTACAGAATCATCTATGCGTTGACGGCAAACCAAGCGCCGCTAGGCCAAGTCACGATGTGGTATCGTCACGACAACTTGATCTCGCCACCCGCCGGGTGGGAAATCTGTGACGGCCGCATACTACAGTCCGACGATCACTCGTTCGGTGACTACACATACCAGATGCCTGACCTACGTAACAAGTTCATCATAGGTGGCGACCTGAATAAACTGCGAACAGATGCTGGCCTGGCGGGCGATAACCTAAACTTTGCTGACGGAAACAACGGTGGCCTGCTTGCTACGAACGCTCCCGGCGTTGGCTACGACTCTATTCGTAATACTTCGTCAGCGACTCGTAAGGCTAAGAATGGTAAGCGAAACTTAAGCCATACACACTCGTCTGGGTCTTTCGCGGCCGTGGCTCATAGCCACGCCCACAACCACGCTCATATTGTGCCTACTCATAGCCACGTTGTGCCGGCTCACACTCACTACATGGATCATGTCCACACTACGCCAGAGCACTATCATGGTAGCGACCTCGTCAGCAGAAACAACCCTGGGGCTGGTGGCAATTTTACTTCGAGAGATGTGGTGGCACAACCAGACGACGCAAAGAGCACTTCACCCTGGTCGACGTATAACTGGCAAGCGATGGGGGTAGGCACGACATTCTCAGTACAAACATCACCGAGTCGAGATTTTAATATTCAATTCCACGGCCTTGATGCAAGTTTCTTTCCGAGGCTTATGTTCAATCACTACTTTACATCAACGCCAGTACACAGCACTTCCAACGTACATCAGGATTTCACTGCCGCCAACGAAGCCGCTCTCACTTCGCCGGATGGTCAGGGTGGGACTAGCGGACCTAACATTCTCGCTACTAATCCTAGTGGCGCTGAGGTCACCGGCACCAGCGCAGCCGCCGGCTATTCAACAACCAGCGAGATAGATGGTGGCGGCCTAATAGACGTACGTCCGGCTTTTGTTGGTCTGTTGTTTATCATGAAAGTAAAGAAGTACTTCGGCATAATTGACGACGACCGCAACCTATTCGATTCACTGTAGGAGTGATACATGCAAACTGAAAGCCTCATGGTACGTAGGTCGGCCACTATCTCTAAGGACGAGGCCCTTAAGCGTCTCGCAACCAAGTACCCTGGGCATAAGGTAACGAGCTTCCGAACTGAGACCGTGGACGACAAAGAATTTTACATCGCACATCTAACCAAGGGTGCCGAGGTGGGCATTGCTGACGCTCTGTCTATGCCTGCGCCTGAGCCTCCGGCTCTGGACTTACCGCCAACTGATGACGATAAGGAATCAGATGAGAAGCCCAAGGAAGACAAGGGAGATAACAGCGAGATTATGGGACGACTCGACAAGATCGAAGATATGTTGAAGACCCTTGTCGGCGGCGATGATCCTGATACCGCCGGTGACCCTGTTCCTAAGGGTCACGGCAAGCCTCTCCCCCCTCCAGTGATGCCTCCTGGCGGTGGCATTGGGCACGGAATGGGCAACCCTATGATGGCAAAGCGATTAGCCGGGCGAGTAAATCTTACCACCGTGCGAGACAATTCAAGGAACGTCAAGATGGCTGCGGCTCGCACTGAGCTAGACACAGAGTTTGGTCCATATGGATTCAAGGTCAAGAAGATGATCCGCCGCGATGACAAGATCGTGGCTGGCTTGGTGCGAGTGGCGTACATGAAGGATGAACTTATCCCCGATGAAGAGAACATTGATCCCGCCACAGGCCAACGCATCCAACAGAATCAACGTTCGCAGATGCCTTGGCAGGGCAACGATGCTCCGCGTATGCAGAACCCGGGTCAGAACATGATGCTCACGCCTGAGCAAATCGAGCAGCAACGTCTATTGGAAGAGCAGCAGTTGCAACCACAAGTGGGTCCACTAGTTTAATGTTTAGCAAGTTCGCAAGCCTTGAAGTAGGAGAAGTCTTAGAAGTTCGTTCTTCGCCCACCAGGGTGGAGGACGCGAGCCTGGACCGATACTCTTCATACAATGACTATCGCACAGACGATGGCTTCATTTATACTCGCGTGCGTGCTATCTCTAGTCGCGTCAATAAAAATTATGATGGTTGGCCGTCCGAAGAGCTACAGAAGGCTTATCGAACATTCATCGGCAAGCCCATCTTTGTCGACCACAACAACTCTAACACTGAGCGCTCTCGTGGTGTTATCGTTGACGCTACTCTTCACGTCGAAGATGGCAAGTCATCGACCCATGATTCGTACTACAGCACGGCGCCTGACAATCACAAGCCGCCGACTTGGATCGAGTTGCTCCTAGAAACTGACGCTAGCGCTTTTCCTAAACTAGCGAAAGCTATTGTCGATGGGGACATTGACGGCGTAAGCATGGGTTGCTTTGTGGCTGGTGCTCTCATCACTCTAAGCGACGGTACTCGTAAACCGATTGAAGATATTGTTGTGGGTGATCGAATTCTTACTCATGAAGGAACAGTCGAATCCGTAACGTACTTCATGAAGCGCTGGTACACTGGTAACGTTCATGAGATTGTAGGATATGGACACAGTGAGAAGGCTCTCATTACCGACGAGCACCCGGTGTGGATTCGACGCAGCGAGTTCGAAGGGTGGATCGACGCAAAAGATGTACGCATTAACGACTACATTATGACGCCCTCTCGTTCGTCAGAAGAGTCAAGGTTCATTCCGAAGCAGGTCAATCGCAAAGTGCGTTACACCGGCTCAGTGCCGCAATCGTGTGTCGCCGCTATTGATGGTGCCGTTGCTGTCGCTGTACGTAGCCCTAGGGTCTTTGTTGATGAAGGCAAACTGTATCGCAAGATCAAAGAGATACGTACGACTCAACACGAGGGGTTTGTTTATAACTTCGATGTTGAGGGTGCTGACTCTTATGTCGCGGGCAACATGTCAGTTCACAACTGCAACGTAGAACGCACGCGCTGCTCTGTCTGTTCGAATTGGGCATACGCTCCTGAAGACTTCTGTACTCATGTGAAGCTCAAGGGCGCACACTTCGACAGCTACGACCACATGGGTCGCAAGTCGAGTAAGCTAGCCTGGGAAGATTGCTACGATGTGGGCTTCTTCGAGATCAGTTACGTGTTCGATCCAGCAGACGAGACGGCTCTAGTTCACGAAGTCAAGACTGCCAAGACTGCGGCGCATCCTTATTACGACGATGAATACATTAACCCCGAAGACAATAAAGATACCGCTCCTGATCTGACTGAGGTTCCGCATTGGAGTCTAGACTCTTCTGATCCCACGCATCAGGTCGAGATGGAGAGGCGCCGCAATGATCCTCCTGATCCTAACAATCCGGTGGCAGATGATGTGTTCAAGGTCGGACCCGCTCCTCATGAGCCCTCAGCTACCGAGCGCGTAGGGCCTCCCGGCGCTGACGCCTTCACACAATATTTGCAGCGGGCTGCGCCGCAATCTGAATTTACGGATGCCGGTGGTGGCCCTGTAGACACACAGAGCGACCTTGATATGTTCCCGCATCCAGATGACCCTCGAAGCCAGACAGCACTAGCGACGGCGAGCTACCCAGAGTGGACGAATGAGTTTGCTGACGTGGCGGTAGATAAAGGGTATACTTCTCCTGAATACATAAAGGAATACTCAAAGCTATGGCAACTATCACCTGAACAGGTACAACAAGCCATGAACGACGCCCAACAACGACGACAGTCTAGCACTTTCGACAGCGTTCTCAAGGAAGCTGGATTCAAGCTGCTAGCCGAAAACCCACTGCCTCAATCAATGGAACTCACCATCCCGGATCATGTAGACACTCTCCGTCAGGAGAAGGTCTGCCCGATCTGCGGCTCAGAGATGGACAGTGGCGAGTGCGCGGTCTGTCATTACGTTGAGCCGCCGGCTGGCTTTGATAACCCTGACCTTGGATTGGCGCAACAGGTGCGCGACATGATCGAAGAGTCAGGAGAGAACCTTGTCGCAGGTGGGCAACCACCTGAGATGGCGCCGCCGGGTGGAGGAATGCCTCCTGGAATGCCCGGCAATGCAGGCGACCCGATGCCCGGTACACCTGGGCCACCCACCCCTGGAACTATGGCAGCTACTAATTATGCCACAAACCCCCACGAAGTAAAAGATGAGTGGGGAATTGTTATTCGTTCAAGAGTAGCATCACGAATTGATAAGCGAGAGCTTCCGATTCTACCACCGACCCGGGTCACTACAGATTTACCGCAGAACCCTAAGGTCGTAACAAATTCTTCCATGCCAGTTGAATCAAACACAAAGGACAACACTGAAATCATGAGCAATTGGAACGAGATCGCCAAGAAGCTGGAGTCTAGGAACCTAGACCCGCGCAAGGTGGCCGCTCTAGCTGATGCTGGTGTCTTCGAAAAGCTCATCGAGCGTCTTGCCGCTGATGCTGTAGCAGAGCCGGCAGACTTTCCCAACACTGACGTTGACTCGCGAGCGCAACTTGGCGGCGACCCCACCAAAGACGCGGATCACGTCGAAGTCGACAAGCCCCTCAAGGAAGAGGTTGGCGACAAGACAAAGACCTGGGGCGACAATAGTGCTCCCGCTGTTACATCAGAAGACGGCAGCGTAGGACAGGGACCAATCGGTTCACCTATCCACAGTACTCAGAAGAATGCTAACCCGATTCCAGGCAGTGAGACTCCTTGGAAGGCTGATGCGCAGATTGATGTGGAGAAGCCGCTCAACACAGAAGAGGTCGGAGAGAAGACAAAGACCTGGGGCGATGACAAGTTCCATACCACTGATCCAGTTACCACTGATGGTAGCGGCAACGACATGGGTGGACCAATCGGTCAGGCTATCTCATCTGCTAAGACTCACTGGATGAAGTCACTCAAGGTGGCTGAAACAGAAATTGATCTAGGAGTGCTAACACCAGAAGAGAAGTATGACCGCGTAGCCATTCTCGACGGCATGACTCCTCAGCAAGTCGAGGCCGTTGGTCAGACGCTAGCAATGGTTCGTAAGGCGAACCTTCGCAAGGCAAAAGCTATGCCAAAGACTGTTCCCGGTCTAGGACAAGTCGTAGCTTCAACTCAGGGAACTTCAGAAACTTCTGAGGTCAATGACGACTCGGCACTATTTATCCGATAGAGCCGCGTCTTGAATCTGTGATAATCCACTTATCACTCTAAAGGAAAATATACAATCTAATGCTACGAGTACAGAAGTTAGTGAACCAGTACCGTCGCCGCACCCTTCGCGTTCTTTATGGACCGACCCAGGCGACTCCGTACGGTATGACACTATCAAGCAATTTCAATCGAAGCGGTGGCGCTATTAGCCTAACAGGACACGTTGGCAAGGCTGCCATCTATCCTGGTATGGTGGCAGTTAAGCTCGTTGGTGAGGTCGTAACACTCCACGGATCAACCGAAGGAACTGGAACGGACACAATCACCACTCCGAGCCTTCACCCCTTCGGCCTATTCGGCAACTTTGTTGGCGGCGAACTGGACGACATCGGAGATCGTGGCGAAGTTGGCGTATGGCGAGGACGTGGATCAGTCTACCAGGTCCTAGCACCGGCATTCGACGACACTGGTCTCGAAGCTCCGGCCGCAGCCGAGGACGCAGCGGCCCTCGCGAATGAGGTCTACATGGCCGCAGGAACCGATGGGCGCCTTGTCTTTGACAACCTGGCCGTCAACTCAGAGACCCTTGACCACATCCAGGCAGCACGACTCATCGAGCGTCTGTCTGTCAATGCAGTCGTCATCGAGCTACTGACCTAAGGATATTGAGAAACATGTCACTTGGTTTAACAAAGCGATCAGCAATCAACTCTAGCGACTACGAGGCAAAGCTGAGCGGTATGAGCAAGCTCACTACCGACCAGAAGAAGTCTCGCCTAGAGGCAATCCTAGCCGACAAGAACAACGCAATGCAGCGCATCGGCCAGGGCATGATTGGCCCGATTCAGATTCGTCTGAGGTACGAGGGAATTGTCCGAAACGTTCTCGTTGAAGACACCCTAGAGCGTGGACCGCTCATGCCTTACGATATCCTGGACGACCTCGGTATGGCGTACGTGCTTAACAGCACTGACGCTGAGGTCAAGGTTCAGGTCTTCGAAGGCAAGCAGGCGTTCCCGAACCTCTTCCGCATTGCATCTCAGCCGCGTGTCCGCAAGGAAGACCTGTACTTCCTACGAGTCAACGCAGTGGAATACGCGCAGGACGAATCTCGTCAGGCGATCCAGAAGGCTGAAGACCAGAGGCTCATTCTCCTCCTAGAGTCATCAATCGTTGACTTCGGAGTGAACGGTCCGCCTCCGGTCGGTGGTACTCAGACTGGCATTTCTGCTGGTCCGGCTGGTTTCACTCGTGAGAAGACAATCCTTATCGGCGCTGGCAACCCGCTAGAGCCGCAGGACTTCTACTCAGCGATCACCATGGTCGAGATCGAGCAGCTAGAGGCTAAGCGAATCCTCATGCATCCGCAGGACATTCGTGACCTCTACACCTGGGACTTCCACCAGACCTCACTCGACTGGAGGAACAAGGTCGTCGGTGGCGAGTCAATCGCCAGCTTCGGTGAGTTCACCATCCAGAAGAGTGTTATTGTTCCGCAGGGTGAAATCTTCATCATGGCAGAGCCCAACTTCGTTGGTGTCTTCCCGGTCATGTACTCACTTGACGTTGAAGAGAACCACCAGGTCGAGCAGTTCTACAAGGGCTGGGTTATGGACGAGCTAGTTGGAATGCTCGTTCTGAACGCTCGCGGCATCGCCCGCATCATGAAGGCAGACTCATACGCTACCAGCGGTGTGGTCACCGACATCTCAAAGAGGGGATTGTATGTTTAGACTGTAGCGAATTAGCTGCAATCATAACATCAAGGCTAGCGCATAGCACAACTCTGATAACCAACAGCAACGAAGCCTCGGTCGGAATGACCGGGGCTTCCTTGTTTCTGGAGTCAAACGCTAGTTCAATTTATGACATAGCCATACCCCCAACGATGGGGCAGACCTAAGAGGAGTTACATTATGGCACCTAGAAAAACCGCGAAATATATTCGCAACCTTCAACCCGTCCGATGTCGGATTCGCTTCGCATCAAAGAATGATCCGTTCCACTTCACATTGGAGCCGCGAGGGTTGAGGAACGACACGCATCTGGTCCCCGCTGAACTGCTTGAGCATCCTGACAATGTTCGAAATCTTGATGTCGGAATGTACGAGTACATCACCAAGGCTGAGAAGGACAAGATCGAATACTACAGCCCTTCGACGCCACAGGGATCGCAGACGTTGGCAGACGGCCCGGTATTCAAAGGAATCGTGCGACCCGAAGACGTCCAGACCGGGAGAGCAACGAAGGTAGATGAGAGAGGTCATCTCGTTCGTGAGGTTCAGGCTCCGCATCAGGGCGCTAACGTCGATGAAGCGGTTGGTCCGAAGCGGGCAGTAGTTCCCGGCTCGGAGGATTTCGGCTCGACTAGCAATTTCCTACAGACCGGCGTAGTTAAGAGGCAACGAGCAGATGGCTAGACTCGTTTTTGATAGACAATCTATCTGGTAACTGGTGAGGCCCTCAATTGAGGGCCTTTCCTTTTGCGTAATCTGTGAGAGCTAGACAAGGGAATTATTTTGAGCTTCGGCTATGAACAGCAGGACAAGGTTTACGTTGGCGACAACCATGTAGTCGATGTGTTTCTCTACGACAAAGAAGGAAAGAACCTAATCAGCTTTGTCGATCTGGACGCTGTTCATTTCACTATCCGCAAGCCCACCGACACCACGATTCCTTCAGTCAACTATGTGCCGGGCGAAATCGTCCAGGACGAGGACGGCCATGGCCAGTTCGTAGTCGATGAGAACACTATCACCGAGTCGGGTGAATATAAGGGCGTAGCTCAATTCACCTTTGCTAATGGCCTCAAGCGCTCAGTGGTGATCGACTTCGATGTTATCGACCCGTTCCAGTCTCTTGACCTTGACGGCCCCGAGCTAGTCGTGGATCAGGTGTGGACGAGACTCGAAGACCTCTTTGATTCTGAGCTAGGAGAAGCCGGCCCGTGGCTTCGTAGCCAGACCCTATCCAAATTCGATCAGGAGAAGATTCGTCAGTTATTCCAAGACGCACTGGTAGACATCAACACGTTATACAATCCACTGCTTAACTACGACATGAACTCTTATCCATACGCCAATCTGAATGCTAACGCTGTGTTAACACAGGGATTGCTCGTGGCAACCATCCGTCACTTGATTCGCTCATACACCGAGCAGCCTGATGTTATCAACTCTACTGTTGGTTATCTTGATCGTAAACGCTATGCTGAGGCGTGGGCGAAAGTTCTCACAATCGAAGAGAAGCGCTTCAAAGAAATTCTAGCGATGTGGAAGCGTGGCAAGCTTGGTCTTGGCCAGCCAGCAATTCTGGTTGGTGTCAAGGCTGGACGCCTCTTGCCGGCAACGCTTCGCACTCGCTATGCTGCTCGTGGGTGGTAGCCCATGCGCATAGTCAACATAAAAGATGTTGGGCCACCCAACACGCCGCACGAAATAAAGAGGTTGCGTCGCCAGGCAACTGATTATTTGCGCCGCCAGGGACAGCCCATCGTGCATCTCCACTTCTTGAATCCAGATGACGTGCGGAAGGGCATCGCTGAGCCCTGTCCCCTCAGCTATAACAGTACCTATAATCACAGCAGGTCTTCGTGCCCGGTATGCTTTGGCGTGGGTTTCGTTACCATTGCCGACGATCCAACTCGCTGGATTACTGACGACGGCAAAATCAGCACTGAGCCTACCAATACACCAATGCCTAGGTATGGTGGGTTTTCTGATCCTGCTCTGACTTGGGCTGTGTTGCCTGATGCGGCTATTGATGTATACATGTTCAACGACGCTGGTGTTCTTACTCGAACACAGCAGGCACAAGCATTCACGTACTGGACACCAGACATGCAGGACAATGATCTTATTATCGCGGTCGAGATCGCGTCGAATGGGCGCGATGTTATTGGCCAGCAGGATCGCTGGCAAGCTAAACAAGTGATGCCACAGACTCTTCGCGGCTTCGGTCGACGCGCCACGTATCAGCAGCACAAGGTTGGTCAGCAATTCGAGATGACCCTCATTGATCAGGACAGCCCCTTCTGGGAGGTCCCCATCGGAGGCTCGGACTACGGGACTAGCTAATGGCCGTCACGTATGCAACCAAAGGTTACGTAATAGGCCGTTCGAACATCCTCTCTGTCGAGGAGTCGGATCGCTACAGCGATGCAGAAACTGTAATTGGCCTGGCCGAAATTGGGGCGACTGACTGGCATCAGGTAAAGGATTCTGCCACCATTCAGGGTCTAAGGGCCTTCATCGGAACGGTCGAAGAATTCGAGAAGGCCGCTCAGGCAGGTACTGTAACCGGCACGGCTGAACTATTCTCAGTCGATCAATTCGCGGCCGTTGACCTCGGAACTGTTCTGGGAATCGCAACGCTACTCACATACGAGGAGCGTGGGACTAGCGCTGAAGGTAGCATCGTTAGCAGTAGTCCGGTCGTATCTGCTGAGGATATTTTGGCCGCCGTCGATGCCTCGACCGTCATCAGTGATGGTAGTGTTAATTCTGTCATCAGTCATACTGCCGAATACAATGATTCGTCTACTGTTGTTGGACGCCATTGGGTTACCGAGCGTGACGATGACGCGGCGTTCATTGATGCTTCCACAGTGACAGGAACAAACATTGTCTCAGCCGTGGATAAGCACTCGCACGCTGCGGACTACGAGATCATTGGCATTGGAATTCCGTCCTCGATTGGAGAGACGAGCTTTGCTGACACTGAAACTGTAATCGGCATGGGCGTCATTGGCAATACATTCGACGACGAAGGGACTGTGATCGGCAGTAGTCTAGTTGAAACCACTCTAGAAAATTATGAGTACCTTGGAACTTACACTGTCATTAACGCTCCGGCCATTGATACCGAAGAAGATTATCAACGCACAATTGAGGATTCTATCGTCATTGGAACTGCGGTCATCCTCTTCGAAGAAGGCACCATTGGCAATAACATTGAGACTCTCGTCAATGCTCCGCTCATCATAGGCGTCGAGGCGTACACCGCGATCCGTGGCACAGGAAATGATAAGGGCGGGGTAGCCACGCTCGTTGGTTCTTCTACTGACTTCGGCACGTATAGCAGAACGGGTTCAGGAAAGACCGGAGCTACTGCTGCTGGGTCAGCTAGTTCCACAGTCGAAGGCGCTGTTCCTGGTTACGTATCTGGCGGCAGCATTACTGGCATCACTACCGCCACCCCAATGGTCGTCACCCTAACCGCTCACGGATTTGTTGATAACCAAGGCGTCTCAATCCAAGATGTGATTGGTCTTACCGACGCCAATGACCTATGGAGAGTGGGGTCGGCGACCGCGAACACCTTCGCATTACTCAATGCTGACGCTAGCAACTCGACAACCGCACAGACCTACACTTCTGGCGGAAACGCCTACAACGGCGTTGTCGGTATCCAGACCATTAGCGCAGCGACGACGGCATCCCCTATCGAGGTTACCACGGCAACGGCCCATGGATACCTCACAGGGCGGGTTGTAAAAATCAATGGAGCCCTGGGCCTTGCCGGATTAAATGGCATCTTTGCTGTGACCGTAATCAACACTACCTCCTTCACGCTGGATGGCTCTACAGGAGCAGGAACTTATACTGCTGACTCGGCTCATGTCGTCACGCCTAGCGGCGCCGTCTACACTACTACTACTACTCAATTCCCACAACTTCCGCTCTATCAACGATACAATGCCTAAGTCTACTGCTGATGAAAAGAGAGTCTATGGCAAGACTATCTCGGAGGCTGCTCGCTTCGCTAACCTAGCTCTGGCGGCAGAAGGATTTATTGAAGGTGAGTACGCCGTTGATGGTCGCTTTGAACTAGACCGTAAGCGACAACCTACCTTTCTTCTTGAGCCTATTTCGCTTTTCGCTGGTTACCCTTTCCCTCAGGGGACGCAGCGCATATTGGAGGGATGCATTCGATTAGCCATCGACAACAATCTTGAAGAGTTCGTTCGATTAAGTATTGAGGTCGCGTTTACCACTCGCGATACCAAGACCAAGGCCACTCGCCCAGATAAGCTTGAACAGATGAGTCTCTTTTAATGCCACCCATGCTACCCGGACCCAAGGTTCTTTACAAGCGACTCGTCAAGTCTGCCATCGTCGGAGCGCTACGAGCAGCATTCTCAGAAGAATACACGGACGATCCAACATTCACAAGCCTGCATGTTGTCCAGGACTTTAACCTAGAGCAGATCAGGTTTCCCATGTTGGTGGTGGGTTACAACGGAAACTTTACTGAGAACGTCGGCGTCGGTCACACAGAAATTTGGCTGACTCACCGCGGCTACGAGCGTCACATGCGTCGTCGTTTCGAGGGGCAGATCAGTTTCGACATCTACACTCGCTCACCTGAGGACCGAGACGCGATTTTTGATGCGCTCACAGACCTCTTTGGCTTTGGAAAGCTCGAAGTCCTGCTCGACAATTTCTTTCAATACATTTATCATCGCGACATTGGCGTCGCTTACACGCTTATGTTGAATGAGGATACCCACACAGACAAGGGCGATAACGTCATCAAGCCTTGGTGGAGCGCGGAAGACGTTCTCATTTTCTCGGGCGGCATCACTATGGAAATCCATGGTACATTCACCAGCGTCATCGAAAACCCGGAAGAGACCCTTGGATTCATCAACCGAATTATCGTATACCCATACGTTTTCGGCTATGAAGATGCACCCGATCCTGAGCCACTTATCGTGGAGTGGCTTGGCACCATCAATTCTGAAGACAACGCATACGTAAGTGGTGAAGGCGTCGTGTCTTCGGCAGAAGAATACACACTATCCCCATAAGGATTTAGCAAAACTACATGGCTACCTACGGATATACAGCACCGGGTGTTCGGATCAGGGAGACTTCTGTTCCTACCGTTGCTCCGATCTTTGAGCGCCCGACAAATATTGCTATCGTCGGAGAGGCTTTAGGATATGAAGAGGTCAGGAACGAGATTGTCTTCCTTGAAGATAACGACGCAGTGACTCTGAAAGTCCCTGGCGTTAACCTAAACACAATCGTAGTCAAAGACAGCTACGACACAAACTTAACATATGCGCCGGCAACGGATTACACTATTGGCTTTGATGGCGACTTCGTAACTCTTCGTCGTAATGTCTACTCTCAAATCGAGAGTGGTGAAGCGCTAGTGGTCGTGCTTACTACCGCCGCCGATCCGAGCAAGACTCGATCCATCGGTGATGGCCAAGCAGAAGAGTTTAGTGTGGTTGGCTTAACTTCTACTACCGCTTATGCGCCTACCGCAGACGACATCGAAAACATTATTGTCCAGCGCGTGGGTGCATTTAACATTCCGAACGATTACGACATTGATGTCTCGGGCACTACGGTAGCGAAGATTCGCCGCAAGGCTGGCACTCCGCGTATCCAGGACGGTCAAATCGTCTATGTCAGCTATACTACCAACAGTGGAGCGAACACATACACAGACCAACAGTTTACTCTTCTCGGCAATACTTATTCAGGAAACTTTTCAGCGGTAGCCGAAGGTGTTGACCCAGCTTCAATCGTTGTTCGAAACACTGAGGACATGAGTAATAGCAACACTGCCGTCTTCGTGTTCGCCGCGGGCGCATCATCGGACTACGCTGCGATCTTTGACAATGCCGCGACCCCGACTCCTACGGTAACCATTTCACGAAGCATAGGGCCGACCACTATCGGTGCCTCAGAGAACCGTCGAACGGTCAAAGTCAGTTATCGAGCGACTTCGCCCAGCTACTACATGCCTCGGCGCTGCTTCTCCTTCAGTGAAGTAGAATCTCGTTTCGGTAAGGCCATCGACATGTCGAGCGGCACCATTGTCAGCCCCCTAACCTTTGGCGCCTACATGGCTTTTGCCAACGGAGCATCCGACATCGTATGTCAGGCTCTCTACCACACGGGTGATCCGGGCGATTCTCAAGCTCCGCGACTAGCACCGTCAAACAAGACGACAGATGTACAGAGCTACGTAGCCGATTGGCTGTCGGCGTTCCGCTCACTTCGAGATTATCCAGAGATAAACGTCATCGTCCCTATCGTTGGACAAGATGCTTCGTTGACTGATGCTAACGTTAAGACTGTTTTCCAGTCACTTCAAGATCACATCAACTTCCAGGCTGAAAACGACGAGCATATCATATGTCTTCTCGGCGAAGACTCGACTGCGGTTGTTGGACGCGCTAGCCTGTCTGCGCTCCAGTCACACGCACAGAGTCTAGGCACTCATAACATGGCAGAGCGCACAGCGCTTATCTCACCAGCCGGCTACGCATTCAGCAACAGTAGTTTGCCACGCGGATATCAGCCTATCGGTGGACAATACGTCGCTGCGGCCCTCGCCGGCCAGCTAGCGCAACGCCCAATCCAGGATGCTCTTACTCGCAAGTCAATTGTAGGCGTTGCCGACGTTCTTGATTATCGTTCAAAAGAGGACAAGAACAACGATGGTCAGTCGGGCTTGCTAGTCATTGAGCGTCGCAACAATGCGATTGTCGTACGACATGCTGTAACTACCGCGATTACGAACATTAACAGTCAGGAACTATCTGTCGTTCGAGCAAAGCTCTACATGATGGAGTCGTTGAGGCGGACCCTCGACACTCGCATTGTCGGACAGATTCCGGCAGACGACATTGCGCCAACAGTCGTCGGAGCTACGGTCCAATCCGTACTGGAAACACTCATGCAGAGCGGAGCGATCATCGCTTACTCTGCTCTCCAGGTGCGTTCACTTGGTCCGACTTTACCATCGACCATCGAAGTTCGATTCAACTACAAGCCTAGCTACCCGTTGAACTACATCGAAATTAGTTTCAGCATCGACGTCAACACCGGCGCCAACACCACCTTTGGAGTATAGTAAGTGCCTCGCAGCGTAGTATCATTAACTCAACGACCTCGCACCGGTGGCTCCGGTTATACGGTATTCCAATGGCAGGGTTCTGTCATAGCATGGGCGAGAAACATTCGAACAGTCTCTCCTCAGCCCGTAGCCGCACCAGTCGCCATCCAACCACTTGACTCTCGATACCCAATCCAGATCATGACTCCCGCAGCCCTCGGACCCGGAACCCTTGAAGTAAGCTACTTCGAGAAGTTCAACGAAAAAATCTGGGACGAAATCATGGAAAAGATAAGCAACAACACAACTCAGAAGTTCAATGATTTGGTCCAAGTCTTCATTCAACTAGCGTCACAGAACAATCCTGTCACCTGCATGAAGATTGTCAACCCGCCGACTCTTCGCGGTCAGGCCGGACGAACATACGCAGACCTATACCACAATTGTGTTATAACAAATGTAAACGACGGCGAAAACATCGAAATCGGTTCAATGGAAATCGTTAAGCAATTAACCATAATGTACACTTACATGACTCGCCACGGTGACGGTTATGGTTCAAGCTCTAATCCGGACAACCTCGACCTCTCTGGTCTAGCGCCAAGTGGTCTGACCGACACGTTGTTCTCATAAATGAGAGCCCGCTCTAAGCGGGCTTTCCTAACATAGAGGTAGGTTATGGAACAAGACCCCTACGCATGGGGCGACGTTGGCTCGGCCGCTGAAGGCACAGAGCCCGAGTCTGTCATTGATCCAGTGTTTGATCCTCGCGTGGCCGAAGACGTGCAGGGTCTCCTGTATCTCGGCTATCTCGAAGAGACAATCCAGATGTTCGGCCACTCTTTCACGATGAGAACCTTAGAAGTCGGACAAGAACTAGAGATAGGTTTGCTCATCAAGGAGTACACTGGCACTGTTACTCAGGGACGAGCGTTGGCAGCCGCCACCGTCGCAGCCTCACTTGAGGCCGTCGATGGTCGGACGATCTACCAGCAGCTAGGTCCTAATGACAAGGACAGCGTGCGCCGCAAGTTCGACTACGTATTGAAATGGTTCTGGCCCACCATTGAGACGCTTTATAATGAGCACCTCAGGTTGCAGCAACGACAAATAGACTCTTATGAAGAGTTCATGTCAAAATCCTTGGGGGGTCAGCGCGAGTCCTCGCCCTATGCCGACTCCTCGACCGACAAGGAATCCTAAAGGGCGCCAAGCTCAATGCACTGCAACACGCGGCATTGCAAGCCGTAATAACTAGAGAAGATAAGATGGCCGATGAGCTTGAAACAGTTCGCATGAAGCTGTCTCTCATCTCTGCATACCCGCACATGATGGAGAAGATTCTCAAAATGGGCGAAGAGGATGAAGAAACAGAAGAAGACTTCGATGAAGAGGCAAGGCCGCTAGCGGCAGATGAAGTCACCGAGATGTTCGACGTACTTCAGTCTCTTGACCAAATGGGATTCTTCGTTGAGGAAATAAATGCCACCGAGCGACCGACCAGAGGTTAACCCTCGATCAGAAATAAAAGTCTTGCTGACTCTCACTGAGAGTAATATCATGACTCAGCTAGAAGCATCGTTGGCGGGCTTCACAGAACAGGTGAACGTGTTAGCCGGCAGCCTTGAAACTCTAACTACTGGCATTACTAATCTAGTTAACAGGGGGACTAAGGGCGGGGGCAGTGAGCTAACCTATCGAGCGCCCGGCACAGAGAACGATTCGTCTAACGATGAGGGTGACGGCGGTGATCTATCGGGAGTCCGCCCAGGGTTCCCGGGGCGCGGCGGCGGTCAGCGCAGCCAATTCGTGCCTTACTCATTTTGGAAGGACGAAGTAAGAGGTGAGCAACATGATTATGCTCGTGAGATCATGGCGCGTGGATTCACCATGCCACGATGGGGTAGCTGGACCGCTCAGGACTATCTATCACATGCTGGTTACATTGGCAATCGCATAGGTTATCGTCAGGGCATGGACACTCAGACTGGCGCGCGAGACTTCATGATTCCTAGAAACAAGGAGCTTGGAATCCAGGACCCAATGAGCGTTGAAGAGTTTGTTGATTGGAACATGAAAGCAATCAAAAAAGACAAGTACGATCCAATGCAGCGGGAGATGTTGCAGAGCAAGACGTTTGGCATCCTTGACGCCGAAGGCCAGCCTATTCCTGATGACAAAGAAGGGGAGGGTCTGCGCGAGGCTCTACGAGAAAAGGCAATGATACAAGCATCTTATGCTGGCGCTGGCGGCTGGCGTGGCGCTATAGCCGGGGGCGTTAACATTAGAGGTCGAAACATTTCACCGTCCAGCGTCGGAGGACTTGCCATCGGTGCGGCTCGAATGGCTCCACTCTTGGCGACTGGCTTTCAAGGCGTCAAGTTTGCCAATAGTTTGGTGCATAAATCCATGATGCCAACCATGTCTGGTATGGAAATGGGCATCGAACGCCAAGGACCATTCGACCCATTCAACAAGGCTTCGGGAGAATGGTGGGGTGGTCAGCGAGATGAGCTAGGAGAATTTTTTGGCAATCCACTCCTGGGCATAGGTAACGCTAGCGAAATCAATGGTATCATCCGGCAGCTTGGATATTCCGGCGGCGATCGCGAGCGCATGTTCGATATTATGACTGACCTCCGGGGCGACAAGGGTCTGAATAACCAGCAGTCAGGGGTCATGTTAGATCGAGCGACTCGCTACGGAACAGTAGCGCTAGAAGACTTTCGCCTAGTTATGGAGACGCTCCCTGCCTCAGCCCAAGCGGCGCGTATGAATCTAGAAAATTACCAGAAGGCGTTGGATGCGGCAGCACAATCAGTCTCATCCGCAACTGGCCGAACTTATGCTGCTTCAACTACCGAGGTGAATGCGATTTCTGCGGGCTTGGGGATTAAGCCTGAAGACGCGGCAAAGCTTGCCAGCGATCAGGAGTCCGCAATACTAGGTGCCAATCTCGCCGGCATGGACCTCGGCAGTTACCTGATTGATGACGAGGCCCGCCTTTACGGCAGCCAGATGGGTCCACAAAACAAGTTCCAGGCACGCTTTGGCGAACCGCTGACCACTGACTCCTATAAGCGTCATAGAAAGGCAATAGAATTCGCCTACTTCGACGGCAAAGGAGAAGCAATGTTTGGCACGAGCAAAGAGATACTACAAATGCAAGCGCGCGATCCGAAATCTTATCAGCGTTCAGCCAGAGCGGAAGCCAAGCTAGGCTCTTACATAGGTGATCTGACTGACCTTGGAAGCGACCGTTGGGCTTCAGAACAGTATGGTGGCCTCTTAGATGACCCGAATACGATGAATCTTATGAGAAAAGATGTGCGTCAACTTGTAGAAACCGCAATTCCAGAAGGCGACCGTAAAGACAACAGCTTCTACGAAGATTTCATAAAGGACCTTGACAAGGGTGATTGGGCTGATGATCCCGCTAAGCTACTTGAAAAGGCTGCCGGCGTTCTGGGCGAACATTCTAAGGATCGTGCTTCTACTGAGGGGGCGAAGACGGCAGTTACCATTGGGTTCAAACCCGGCGTCGCGGCGAACCTTCTCAAGATAATCGACCAGGGTGACCTTTCGGATACGGCTACAGAAGCAGATAGCAGCAACTATAGCTGGTGGGACCCTCGTGACTTCACAAGTGCATTTCCCGGAATAAGATAAATGTTTAGAGCAAAAGCACATCAGAACGACGAATTTATTGAGGCGGCTCAGGTCGATCTTATTTTTAGCCACCCTTCAATGAAGGACGGTGAGGGCTCTCCTGACGTACTCACGATCACCACCGGCATGGACAAAGTAGGTTGGAGCTACAACCTCAACACACGGAAGTATCAGACCTACGGCGGCGAAGTAATCCAAATTTTATCCGCCAACGTGGGCACACTAAGAATCCAGGGAACATGCAGAGACTACGAGGACCTAGATAGAATCTATGGTTGGTTCCGCCGCTACTTCTTCAACCTGCGAGCGACCCATTTGAATGACCCTAATGCCGTAGCTCAACACCCTGTGAAGATTTCCTACCCTCATCGTGGCTGGGAATGGGATGTGTACATCACCAAGGCCCCTGACTATAGGATCGGTCGAGATGTGGTGGCGCCGAACTGGCAAGTCGAGGCTGAGTTCTTCCACCCGGAGGATAAGGACACTCTTTCTGTCGAGATCAGGAACTCCTTCATCTCTTCGTTGACTGATGGGATTGTGCCAGACAAAATTCTTCGTGGCCTTGAAGGTCTATACAATGATCCTCTCCCAAACACGGGGGGAGGAAGCATCGACACAGTTAGCCCGGATGAGATCGCTAACACTATGGGCGATAACTTCCAAAGGATGATCGCCTCTTGGACCTTCGGTGACTTCGGACGCTTCGCATTCGATGCTACTGGATTTGACGAAGGGCGTGCAGTTACCAAGAGTTCAGACGAATGGTTCGAGGAGGTCTTCGGTGCTGTGGGTATCGCTCTCGACCGCGGGCTCGCTGGAGTTGTACCCGGCACGGACGGAGGAGGCGGTGGCTCTCTAGAGTCTCTAAGTGGAACCATTACGCCCGAGCAAATGGCCGCGGTCTTGGTAGCGGGAGGATTTCCCGCTGAAGAGGAGGTCCTTACTGTGGGTGTGGCCGTTGCAAAGGCAGAAAGTAACTTCAAAGTAGATGCTGACAATGACATTTGTTGTGTAGGTCTTATGCAAATAAATCTTCTTGAAGGTGCGGGGGCTACTTACCGCGAGAGAACGAGTGTTGGTGGTTACAGTTATTCTGATCTTACCACCAATCCGGTAAAAAATGCCAAGGTCGCATTCTCACTTTGGACGAGTGCAAATCGAAGATGGGGAGATGGTCAAGGGGGTGGAAATCCTTGGCAAGCTCATGGTAACGCGACATACAATGCATTCTTACCTGAGGCGAGGGCGGCAGTAAAACGTTATCTTGAGAATCCATCAGCATACAACGGTGGCGGTTCGAGTGGCGGCGCTGTCGAAGGCTCTGTAACCGGTACGGTCCGCCAACAGATTGTCTATTGGGCTCTTTGGGGCGTCGTCAACACTGACGCGATTGGTTACGGCTGGGGACAAGCAAGGTATCCCAGACCTCGCAATGGCACCCACGCTACTGGTGATCTCGAAGGCAAGCCAGCAGGAACCCTGCCATTTTCTAGCGACTGCTCGGCATTCATTGGATTGATTTACAAGTGGAGCAACGCTCCCGTTATGCCTGATGGTGGATGGATGTGTACATCGTACTCGATGGAGAACCCGCCTGCTGTCTCTGTTCCCCTTGCGCAATTACAGCCTGGTGACTATATAGTCTATCCAAATCATGTAGAGGTCGTAATCGAGCCGGGGGCGCTACCAAAGTGTGTATCTCACGGACAAGAATCAGGCCCCGAGAAGCGCACTGCTAGATCAAACGGCAGGGGTTATCGAGTTCTACCTGAAGGTACAACATGACGCTAGTCAATGAAGGCGGATTTCATCACGCTAAGCGAAGAATTGCACCGCCGCAGCTATTTACGCCCAAGAAGCGCGGCTACTATTATCAAGTTGCGCAGCCGCATCCAACGAACAAATCGGCGTGGGATGCCTTCATTGCTACGGCGAATGCCAGCCTGGATAATGTTGCCCTTCCTAACGACGATCCAGCAAAGCACCTGCCGCTGTGGGTTCACAACCTTACGACCGGCTATAGCATGGTAGGCACCAAGAGTCAAGGTCCCTCCACCGCCGCCTTCTACCCGAACGCGGTAGTGCATGATAACCTTATCATCGAAGGAATTGTCCCTAACAACTACATGTATGACCAGCTTGTTGAATTCATCACTCGACATCATCAGTATGCATTAGACGCTAATCGTGATTTCGACGGCATCCGGATCGGTGACAATGCCAACGGCACACTCCCATTGAGATTCTCACTCTTCAACAAGGAGCAAGAGAATTATCATAAGCACAAGAAAATCCAAGTCTCGTGTTACATTCCTACCATCGAGGCTGGCGCAGAGAGATTCCAGAACGCGAGAACCTACAGGCTAGAGTTACTCGTGACGAATAGCTATCGTGATGTGGAGACATACACCATGGAATTCGCTGAACTCCTCACTCGATACAAGGATCGCATACTGACTCCTTACGTCGAACGCGATCAGCCCGGACCTACGACTCCTGAAATCTTCTTGCCCGGTCCACGTAGTAATCAGCCCGGACCTACGACTCCTGAAATCTTCTTGCCCGGTCCACGTAGCAATCAACTTGACCCCCTCGAATAAGGCCGATCAATATGCCAATGAAAAGGCTTATCTACTCGCCCAAGGTGTATGTGTTTATACGATCACGTACCCAGAATAAGACATATGACGTGTCTGACTACGTAGTAAGCGGCAGCGTTAAGCGCAACATTAATGCTCCCTCCAAGGCTGAGTTTGTTCTGAAGAACCGTTTCTTTAGATTCTCTGCCAATAGGCAGGAGCCTTTGTTCTTGCCGATGGACGGGGTAACTATCTGGATGCAGAGAATCGCTGGCCGCCCTATCCAGGTCTTCACAGGCTATCTAGATCAAGTCCCGTACTTCCAGCTTTATCCAGCCGACGCGCCATTCACTGCGACCTGTACCTTGAAGCGTCTTGGTTTGGTATATTTCGATCCGGGTGTTACAGCCACCATGAAGTTCTTCTCGGATCGCAATTGGATACTTGCACCAGACGGCCAAGCTGTCGACTTCAACGCCCAGGGACAATCTCTTAACTCTACTGGCGGAAACACGATGGATGGCATAGGTGACCTTCTTCGCGACTTCATAGAGGTGATAGGTGGATGGAAGAAGAATACGATCATAGTGTCAGATGTTCCTCATGATCTTCCAAAAAGAGCAGCCAAGCTCTATGATGAGCTAGAGTCAGACTTGCAGATTCAGAGAGACGCCTTGGAGGGCTTCCTAAAGAGCCTCATTACTCTGAAGGCGAATCATGCTGAATCGGTGGGAGCCCCCGCAGTAGACAAGGTGAAGAAAGTTATGGCTGAGGGCACCAAGAAGAATGTAGATAATTGGTTCTTAGTTATGGCTGCGCTTGTCTTGTCGGGCCTGAAGCCAGAATATGCTCAGGAAGATACTACCGCCACTAATCCAGGCTATGGTCTCTATGCGCTCCAGTCTATCTCTCCACCAGAAATCGGTGGTTCGGCCCCTACCGGTGATGCAACCTCGGGCTCCACCCCTGCTCCTACTGGTACGGCAGATGACATCGAGGGCTACAAACTGTCAGGCAATGGCGCTAACACCATCTTCACGATTCCCAATTCTGTCGACGCTTTCATCAAGAGAATCAAGCGCAACGCGCCCAACACAAATTTCCGTCTTAACTTTCGTACACAGCCATACGAGAAGACCGCAGAATTAATCGCTAAGGGTTCTAATCGAAATGAATTTAAAGCTCAGATACAGGCGGCTGTAGAGACCAATGCTGACCTCGTACAGCAATACCTCGGCGCAGCCGGCGGCACCACTCATGATCCAAGCGTAGTTTCGAGCGAGAGACCATTCGGTTATTGGCAAATCGACACCGCGTCCATGGACTGGAACGTAACCTGGGATAAGGTACGAGAGAGAATGGGTCTCCCCGCCACCACGCAGCCCGAGTCAACCGGAACCGTCCCGGTTACTCCTGCCACTCCAACTCCGCAAGGACCAGGTGCCGCCGAAGTACAAGCTAACAGCTACACTTCGGCTGAACGCAATGTTCTCAACACAGACAACTACAAGAAGCTTTCTGCGAGTGGCCCTAACGGTTACAACCGCGCAGCCGCGTTTGCGTACGTTGGTCTCCAAGCTGGTTATGACCTTGTGCCCTTGCAGATCAGTGATACGAACGGAGAAACGCTGCTAGTCATGGTCGAGCGAGAAGGGGCAACAACTACGGCCGCGCTTCTTGGCTTTTATGCCTGGGCTTCAACTCAGACCACTAACCGTGGCAAGGTCGAAGTCTGGTACAGGAACTTCGACCCGGGTAATATAACCAGAAAGTATAGTGTTAACGGGCGGCAGATCGGGGCCGAGTCTGGGACCCCTGACATAGGAATTAGAGGTGTACCAACAGAGGCATCTACGGAACTAATGCCACCAAGCTTTAAGCCGAATCGAGTTGTTCCACGATACGTTGTTATCCGCATGACTGACAACAGCAACCCCATTGACCCTCCGTATTACGACGGCCATCCTTTGTTCAGCAATACCGCCACGGCCACCCAGACTCAAGACGATCAAACCACTTTCAAGTTCTCTGATCTACTCAAAGTCTCCTTCTCCGCGGCATTCACTAGCCGATTTAGTTTCCCGGCAGACTTCGTGACGTCCAACGTTCTCAGTGGTGACCGCTCCCTCATGAATGACATTCCCGTCCTTGAAGGGGTAGACAAGATATGCAAAGCGTCTATGCGCAGCTACATGAGCATGCCATCGGGAGAGTTTTTAGCCTTCTTCCCTGACTATTTTGGCAGCTATGAACGTGATCCGTATTGGAAGATTTACGACACAGAGATCATCAACATGGGTATCAATCTGAGCGATGAGAACCTAGTCACTCACGCCTTCGTTACGGGCGCAACGACAATGACAGGTGAGATCAGTTTCATAAACAAGGCTCTGAGTCTTGGTGTGGTGTCAGTTGAGCAGGTGTTCAACTCTGACAACTTTATTGGGTCAGCGAAGTGGTATAACGGCGACACTCAACCAGGGGTTGAGAACCAGGCGGCTATAGCCAACTTCCTTGGCATCTATGGGATGCGGCCCAAGTCAATTGAGAACCCTCTGATTCGCTCTCAGGTGGTCGAGTTCCTTTACGCATGGCAGATGTTCATGTACTATTGGGCTGCCCAATTCGCGACTCGATGTGAGTTTACATTTATGCCCGAGCTTCTAGCTGGTGGTCGTGTAGCGTTTCCTAACCACGCCCTTGAATGCTATGTCGAACAAGTCACCCATTCATGGAGCTATAAGGATGGATTCGAGACTAGCGCTGTGCTCATGGCGCCGGCAGCCGCAGGACAGAATAAGAAGCGTTGGCCAGGCATGGCTCTAACGTACGCAGTCCCAGGCGGCTTCGCAACAGCAGTAAGTGGTGGTGGTAGCTAAGTGGATCGACTCGCCGTGCGCATCGAAGAGGTCGACGTTAGCCAACGTCGCATTACCTGCAAGGACAAGACAGATCGCATTTTTCAGATTGACTTTCCTTTCAGTGGCCCTGCCTGGTCAATGCCAATGAATGGTGAGCGTTGGACTCTTGTCCGTGAAGGATATAGCTGGTTCTTGGGGCAGAGACTGGATGATGGCACAGGAGATAGAGTCTCGTTGGATTCTCTCCAGCCGGGAGACACTCGCGTCCGCGCTCGTGGCATCCTGCACCTAGATGCAAAGACACTTAAGTTCAACCAGGTCGCTTTCGGAGTGCAGAATTGGCAGCAGTTCACCGTGCCCGCGGCTGAGAATGACATTCTCCTTGCCTATCGACCACTCAATATCAAGGCAATCCAAGCATTTAACAATGGGATACTTGTACCGCCGCTGAACATAACGCTTCAGCCAGATGGTAGGACCTTGCTCTTTGCGCCTACGTTAAGTGCAGGAACACTCGTAGTGTACTACCAGCATAGTCCGGAGCTTTAATGACTTGGAGTTTTGACATACGAAATGGAGACCTGTCATTAGGCGGGCCTGGAGGGATAGCCACCGTCACCGGCAAACAGAAACTTCTTCAGGATTTACGCTGTCGTCTCCTAGAGCCCATCGGCACTGATCCCGTCAACCCAACTTATGGTTCGAACCTCGATGGAGGCATCGACTCTATAGGCAACCAAGTAGTTTCGCATATCGGTGGCTTGCTTTCAGCCGCAGCCATCATGGAGATCGAAGCAGAGGTCATTCGCTGCCTCCAAACTCATCAGAAACAACAAATCGACCGCATCAAGCGAGAACAAGACTTGTACGCCGGCAACACTTACTTCGCAAGCTCAGAGATTCTATATCAAATTAACAGCGTAGAGCCTACGCAGATTGGTTCAACCCTTTTGGTTAAGGTTAGCATCCGCACTGCTGATGGGCAGTCCCTACAGATAGTACAACCGGTGGGTGTTCTGTAATGGCGTTTACCGTTCAGCAAGTCACCAACCAACTGCTGGCGCAGCTTCGTGCCCTCGACCCCGCCATCTCTGCGGAGGTCGGTACTCCTGAGCGTAAACTCATTGAAGCTGTCGCTGAAACTATCGCGCAGGCGAATTCTGACCTAGAGGTCCTCAATGTACAACACGACGTTGACACCATGGTCGGCGGCAGACTCGACGCTTTTCTTGCTCTCTTCGGCTTCGGTCGTCAACGCTCAGTCTCCGCAACAGGCGACGTTACCTTCTCGAAGATCACACCGGCCACTAGCGACATAGTTATTCCTAAGGGAATGCAGGTTATTGCAAAGCAGGGCGACAGTTCATTCCCAACGCTAGCGTTCTCTACTCTAGAGACGCGAGTCCTCGCTACGGGCACCATTTCAGTAACAGTTCCAGTCATCTGTAATCTTCCGGGGACCATTGGTAACATTCCCTCTAACTCTATCAATACTGTTGCTGGGACGCAGACACTCTCCGGCATCAGCCGTGTGGACAACGCAACTCCCACCGTGGGCGGGCTTGACGGGGAGGACGATGCGACCTTCAAAATTCGATTCAAGAATACCGTCTTCCGAAATATTTCGGGAACCACAGACCAGTACCTAGCCCTCGCCGTGGCCTCTCCATACGTGACCAAGGCAAACGTGGTCGGCCCCATGTCGCGATTCCAAGAGAGAATGCAGGTCCCTATCGGAGAAACAGAGAACCCTAGTGTCCCTTCTAATGCCAATGACGACGCCAACCAAACCCCCACCTACGACCCAGCCGGCACCGTCTTCCCCCACAAGCGCACCACCAAAAAGTCAACTGTTCCATATTCCAAGTATGCATATAGTTACAACTACTATCTTACCAACGGAGAGTTTGGCACCGACACAATCTTCTATCGACCAAGTGTAGATTTTGTTTTCAACAACACAAGCGTAAACGTTGTTGAACCCACTATCACAATCACAAACCTGTATCATCCGACCGACAATCCAGACGGCCCAATCAAGGCCGGAGATGTTTTGTTGTTCGAACATGCCTACATGTCCGCTGCGTCACGTAACAAGATTGCTACGACAGGAACTAAGGACCTTCTCAACTCCGTCGATGTTTACATTGATGGCGAGTACGCCTCGGCAGTGGCCAGCGTAGAGATCATGCCAGGCGCGAACAACAACTTCTCAGCTACGACCACGGTCCCAACATATGTCGGGAACTTCGAACGAGACATTGATGGAAGCCAACCCCAGATCACCAATAGATTTCAGCCGCTCTTCTGGCAGCCTGTCATTGGACTCCCAGATGCAATCACCATCAACAATAACCTTTACTATGCAGCAAAGTATAGATACAAACGAGTAGACGAAGCTGGTCTGCAAGACGACACTTTTGAGTATTATTACGACCCGCCTAGTGGTGATAATGACGGATTGTTGCGGGCACATTACTTCTTGGTTAGAGACATTACAGAGCATCGTGGCACTATTCGTTCCCGCAATGGTATCGAATGGCGCGCAACATTTGCCGACGACACGGCTGCCAATGGCCCACTTATAGACGGCGCTCAGGTTGGCTCAGTCCCAGCCCCGGCCACAGCAAGCGCGGGCGAGAACTTCACGATTGAGAACTACTACTACGATCAGAACATCTTTGATCTTCAAGCCATCATGGAGAAGCATAAGCAAACCACGACTGACCTCCTGGTTCACCAAGCTCGATTCCGATTCTTCAAGTTGTACATCACAGTTATGTACTCACGGGCTTCGACGCCAACCTCGGTAGACGCGGCGATTGGTAATTCCGTCAATAACTTCTTTAAGGATCAATACTTCGGATCAGTCATCCAAATGTCTGACCTCCTCCAGATCATTCACAATGTTCCTGGCGTCGATAATGTTCGCTGGACAGGTGACTCTAAACCAGAGAGCTTGCGCTACAACGTCTTTACTGAAGCTAGCACGCCCGACCGTTGGGTTAAGGTTGAAGAGGTTCGTGCTGACGGTCAGACAATCACGGCCATCGGCGCCAACACTCTGGCTCGCAAGGTCTATGACGCGGACTTCTTCTTGCGCGATGACGAACTCGCCTCTCTACCCAACATGAGTGCAACAATAACTACTGGTCTTGTGATCCAGCGCCGCGCTCAGAACACGTTCAACAACTAGCAATGCCCACTCTTAATCAGCTAAATGTCAATCAGAATAACGGACAGCTAGTCCTATCCCAAACCACCACGCCTGTAATCGAGGCGCTGGCTGGACAGATCAGCATTGACAGGCTGATGGAACGGTTCCCTGAGGAGGTCTACAACCGCTCAAGAGATAGTCACTTGTATCGCCTAGTGGCTACTCTGTGTGGAGAGTCCGGTGCGGGCCTGCTCAAGAAGCAATCGCTCCTGGCGCGACTAAAGAACGAGGCAGGACTCATCAATTTCAACGAGATTGATTCGTTTTATGGTCAAGTGCTTAACTTCAGGCGACTTAAGAGAGAAATCTACGTCTATGATCCCTATGATGAGTCGCTGGAGAAGGAAGTCTGGGATAAGATTCATAGCATGGACAACAGCTACAAGAAGAGAGTTGTCCTTTATCTTCAGTCCACGCGCTATGGCAACGCTCCTCGCGGTATTGAGTTAGCTGCCGAGGCTGCGTCTGGATTAGAAGTTGAGGTGGTGGAGAACTATCGCTACCTCTTCGATCAAAAATCAGATGATCCACTAGGGCTCTTACAGGTGGGAAACACCGAACAGCACGAAGAATTCGTTATCATTCCACAAGCAATTGATAACCGTCACGATGTAGACCAGACCATCACAATCAATCTTACAGGCGCTGTGACTGGCGGCACCGTAACTCTATACTACGCTGACTTGACTGGCGTCATTAACTATGGCGACTCGCCGGAAGCGGTCCGTGAGATGATCATTGGAAGCTACACGGACCTGCTCAGAACCTACGAGGTAGTGAAAGACACTAGCGGGAACATCGTCACCGTAGACGAGGCGGTCTCTTCTCAGTTCTTTACTACTGAGCACATAAACGTAGAGAGCGACAATGAGCTAGAGTATAAGATCACCGTCAATGATCCCAATATTAACATCTTCAACTTCTCTGTCAGCCATAACTTGACTGGAACCAACCCGGGCGTAGAGATGCGTTACCCGATCAATGCTAGCTTTTACATCGCTAAGTTCTCCGGCCCTAACCCTCTGTATATCAATGCCGTCCGCCGCGGACTGCCGCTGACTGACGCATTGGGGCCGTGGCGCTCAGAGAATACTCTGCTTATTGAACCAGAAATCGAACGCAACATCGTTCGCACCGTGGACAAGATACGTCCCGCTCATTCTGTGATGACCGTCAAGGCTCAACCGCAGACGTACATTCGCATTGCCGCTAACAAGGTTCAAGCCTCATCCGAGCGTATAAGTATCAGTCGGTTCGTTACAGGCAAGCCCGATATTGACTGGCCAACGCCAGGCGACCCGCACGCAGGAACATTCATCTACGGCAAGTATGTTGTCCTCGACGGCGCCGGCAACCAGTCTCTCGTGTCTGTAGAGCGTGAAGCCACCACCATCGCATACAACGCTCGCGCCATCCCGATTGTTTATCACACCATCGAGGCGATAGGCGCTTACACGAACAGGGCATTAACTGATCCTGACTACAACACAGCGCGCTTCTTCGGCGGATCGTCACCCACATTCGAGAAGTATCGCTCGATCTCTCACGCACCTTATGGCGGATATACCCGCAGTCGCTTCCCGTCGCTAGTGGCATTGACTGACAGTGACGACATCTTCTTTGATTACTTTGCCTTGGCAAGACCGAACACTCCATTCATGCTCGACTCAAAAGCAGTTACTTAAATGCCCGATTATCTAATCAACGGTAGCTACCCTCAGGAGTACTGGAACCTACCAAATATTGATGAGGAGTTGGGCAGCTACGAGCTTTGGTGGTCATCAGAAGAGCGCGTCAAGACCATTGCCGGCGAAGACACCAGCGAGTACCTAGAGATTGACTACGGTCGCAAGCGCGTATCTAATTACATCTCGTTTGATATTACCCGCAAGCCAGTTGACATCACCATCGAGTATGACGCCTGGAGCCACGGCGACCGCTCACTTGGTAGTCGCTGGGTAGCTGTTACGCCTGTCCGTGAGTTGCCTGGACGAGAGGGCACTGACTATGATAATTTTGTGTCCTACACTCAGGGTGCTAACATCGCGCCATGGGAGCACGTACAATTCTTTTTCACTGACGGCAATGGTGAGGCCGTAGCGACTCAGCGCTTTCGTATTCGATTCAGGCGACGTGAATCGGAGTTCCCTCGTCAGCAGGGTCTGAATCCTAGCTGGTCAATCGACGTTCGCAATCTTCGCAGCGCTCGGTATATCGTGGACCTCCAGGACGCTCGCGGCATCCTAGTCGAATCAGGCGACTGGAGCGATAGCATTAACCTAGGAGTGGGCGCATCCGTAGAAGTGCGCCAAGGATTTCGCATGCCTGGTGGCTATATCCGCTCTCCACAGGGCGGCTTCCTACCGCCACCACGCGATGAAGTCATCACAGAAATGGTTCCAAGCATAGTGGGTGTCGGGTTTTTTGTCGGCGGTCCAGGCAGCGATAGTGAGCTTATTCCAACTGATGAAAGTGGTAACACTCGTCCGGTCCGATACTTCTGGTCTCTCTACGATGTGACCGAAGGCACAAACAAGCTGCTTCGTGCCGGCATCGCAAGTCAAGTTATGCTCGCTGTACGAGGCTGGATAGATGTACTGTTCCAGCCAGATGACCCAATTGCCACAGAGGCCGGCAGACTCTACCAGATCAGGCTGCGCTCAGCAGACACCGCTGTATCTAACGAAATATACATCAAGAAAGGAAACCCGCTCAGAGATTTCGCCGAGGAAGACACTACCGAGATTGATGTGTATACATTGGCAGATGTCGATGCCACAGAGTACCCGGATACGGCCATCCTCTTTCGTGTTTGGGGAGACATTGGCGAGAGCGGTAAGGACATCTTTGGTAACGAGTATCGCGAAGGAGTTCGTCGAGACCAAGCCTCTAACGTCAAAGACAACACGCTACACACTAACTGGATCAGTGGACCTAACCCTGATCCTGCGGCCGTTGAGTGCTTGTACTTCGATGTCCGTACTCTCAACGAGCTAACAAATGAGTATCAACCCAGCATCGTAGACAGTGTGAAGGTCAACCCGATCACGCCGGGAGTATTCATGACGGCCTATTACTCTAACGATAATCACAAGGGCAATGCTCCTCTGACTGTAGATTATCCAAATGGCTGGGAGGGCCTGCGCTGGGTGCCTGTCGTGCCACCTAACCACCCGTACCAACTGCTTCGTGAGCAAACCTTTAATTTTCCTTACCCCGTCAGAGCCTCATGGATTTGTCTAGAGTTCACCAGCTTACAGCCCTTGCCGTTCCGTTTGAACGAGTTCCCTGAACTTCCGCCCATTCGTTATAAGAAATTCCCTGACTCGGTATATTCACGGCTAGTCAATAACCAGGTCACACATGATGACTACTTGCCTGATCCAGAAGAAAAGGTTCAGATTGACCTCTTTTCGTTCTTCCAGGTATCTGATGAGTTCAACTATCGTTCATACACAGATGGCGACATCAACTTCATTACCAAGAAGACGAGTATCGGCAGTGCTAATGCTCCGGTGAGCAGTGGCGCTATAGACTCACGCACCCTAGCGCAGATTTACTTCAACGGAACCAGTCTATACTATTCAAGTTTACCTACTAAGACTGACCAGACCACTGCGCTAGGGCAATACGTAGCGTCTAGTTATTCGTTCGGTAACATGAACTACGCTCAGGCAGAGATTCCTACCTCTACGTCGACTGGCCAACGCCGCGTATCTAACGTCAACAATCGAGATACACAAGCATATCAGACACAGCAAGAGGTTATCAAACCGCTCTGGTTCCCGCAGATCGAGCGCCACCCCTACTCCACAGTCTACGGCCGATTTGCCAGCAAGAAAGCATACTTCGCCGGCATTGCCGAAGTCCAATTCCTCCGTCGAGATTACACCGTCGAACGTGACGACAAAGAGATCAAAGATGTCTTGGCTGACACTCAGCTTATAGATTCGCCGCTCGTTGACTTCAACACCTGGACTCCTGAAATTCCTTCTACAATCCCAGAAGGCGCCACGCTCTGGGTGAGTTACACAGTCGGTCCTGTCCGCTACGAAGAGTTCCTTCAATTCGAGGTCGGCGAAGCTGGCAGTCGTAACTTCGAACCGGTGCTTCTAACCAGGGGTGGCGGTCGCGCTGTTAATGTTGAGGTCTGGTCAGGGCAAAATAAGGTCGGCACCAAGTTTATTCTAAGCACTGACTATGACCTAATTTATGATGAAGAGTTAGCCGCCAATTATATTCAACGCAACTCTCTGCACTATCGCTTAGTCTCTACCAACATTAAGGTCTACGAGGACATCATTACTGTTATCGGTAGGGGTGTAGTCTCTAGTGTAGACGGACTCCACACGGCCAAGGTCGGCACCGCTAAGGCAGTAATGACAGCTAGGTCTGGTCTTCAGGTTAACGCGACCTACAGGAAGACCGGTGCTGGCGTTATGGCATTCACGGCTAAGGGTTACAAGGTTGGCATAGCGAGTCAATTCGGAATCCTCGTTAAGAAGGCGATGGGCATCGTAGAATTCAAGGGCGCTGGTGATGGTGCAGTCATCTAACACTCTCTATCCAAGTGAAAGTCTATACCCAAGCGAAACCCTCTATCCTAGAGATGGCTAACTGATGGCAGTCCCCACAATTTCCGACGAGTTTATCTCTCGTGTCGGACGTATAACAAATTATAACAACCTACTAGGCATTCGTGCTCCCGACCCCAATAACCTGGCCACGTTTACTGCGCCCACGAATGGGTTGCCAACTGAGCTAGCTAACACGCACATTGATCTGCGTGGGTTTCTCAATAGCGCTTCAGCTAGAGCAACCACACAGAATGACCTTGCGAGCTTGCACCAATGGCAGAACGCTTATGTTCAAACACTTTCAGTTAACTCTATTCCAGACGCTGGATCGTTCATTGTTACGTTCATAGATGAGAACGATGAAGAGCATGGAATTTTGCTGCCCTATGACATTGCTCGCGCAGACTTAGAGACTCAGCTAAAGCTATTAACAAGTGCAAACATTGTGGTCGCTGGCGCCACATTCCCTTATCTTATCAATTTTGATGATGACTCGTCACATGTGCCGTTGCTCGAAGTAGATTCTATTATGACTTCGGGTGGCAGTCCTGTTATCGCAACAATCAATCTTGAAGGCAACGACTTCAAGTATATGCAAACGGCGGATATCGACGACATAACTAAGACGCAAGATCAATTGGCTGTTTTAAGTTCAATCCGAACTGAGAATTGGCTAATGGTTTCGGACAACTACACCGCCGCCGATATTGAGGTTGGCCCGATCAACACTTTCAATTACTGGAACGGGCTACGTCTCACGTTCCAGTCTGGTCGTGATATCAACACTACCGTCCTGATCTCAAACTCGCAAGATCGTCCTATAAATATCCGACAATTGGAAACTAACATTGCGGACATAGAGATTAGTTTAGCGCTACCTGGCCTCAATAGTCTGCCTCTTGACTTCACTCAGACCACGGTGCAGTTCACCTCACATGGCCTTGGAGAGTTTGGTAAGGGCGCAGACAGTGTAGCTATCCCTATGGCGGGCAACACCTTTGATAGCGGCGGCTATGTGGAATTCAAGAAGGGCCTTGATAGCTTCGACACCGCAAGTGTTAACTGGACGCACATTACCGCTATCAAGATCACCCTTGTAGGTAGTGGTACGTTGGCGCTAGGTCAATTTATTCTGCTCGGAATCCGCGCATTTAGCAAGATCAAGCTATGGGTTCCAACCACCCTAGATGTTAACACCATCACTGAGAAGCTAGTACGCCCCGTCCCTCGAAATGGCAACACAGACACGTCGACACATGTTCGTGTGCCCTCAATTCTGCGCGCTAATCTCTCTGTGCCTTCTGGCGTGGAGGACCCTCGTCCCTCTGACGGCTCTCTAGCAATCAAGTTCTTCACAGGCTCGCTCGATTCTGTAGGCACACAGAACATCGTTCACCTTTACTTTCGTGAAAATCGTTTCTCAGCGAACCATGCTGAATGGATGGTAGCCGAGTTACGTTTCGGCAAGAGCTTCGTAAACCTCAAGCGCTACATGGTTAGGCGGCTAGAGAGCGGCGGCAACTACACTGATGAGATCATTGGTTCAATCTCCGAAACAGCACAGTCTGCTAACCTAGCGCCGCTAGAAGATGAGAAGCCGTTGCCAGGAACCTTCGCGCCGTTCAAAGCAAACACCAACTATTTGATGCAGGCCGAAGTCATCAACAACGGATTCCGCATCGGCATCTTTGAAATGGACACCAATGGAGTCGTCAACTTCACTCATCAAGAAACCACCCTAGAATACAAACCAGAGTGGTTGCGACGAGCGGGTCGTGTAGGGTTCTACGTTGACCCTGTGGATGAAGATGTAACTATTGAATACTTCCGTAGTTCCTCAACGGCGTTCTCGATCTTCCGTACTTCGGTATTTCGCTCACGAACTCCAGTAGATGGCGCCCAGCTATACGTCTCAAGTTCTGGCCCCCGCCAATTGTTCAACGATCTGTTATTTGTGCGTTCAGGAGATATCATAACTACTGACTCGACTAAAAACCCTAGCGGCGGCGCCACTACATGGCGCATCACTAGCTCGGGAACCGAGACTAACGCTGGTGCTCGCACTAACCCAATCCACTTCGAGGATTGGGATAACATGACTGTCGAGTTTGACATCTGGCTCCCGGCCGACATGGCTCGCTCTGACGGAGGTAAAAGGCCACGCATGTACTTCCTTGATCCGGCTGATAACGGGAATTTGCTAGGGGCATCAGTCATAGGCCCTCTTGATATTAACGCAATCGCCAACGGTTTCACCCATAACAAGATCAACCTCTCTCTCTATAAGTTCAAGCCGGCTGGCGTCTACGAAGTCTTTCTGGTCTACGAAACTCCTCACGCCAACACCTGGTGGATCAGTGACATGCAGGTGACTCGACGCACGGTTTCTTGGGAGTTTCGAGCTAGAGCTAACGCGGAATGGATTCCGTTCCACGACATGATAAATAATCCAAAGCGCGGCTTACATCTGGGCCGTGCCCTTCGAGGCACAGAGATGCAACTACAGGCGCGTGCTCTGACTCAGGATGCCTGGATCGCTGAGTATAGGCTGGTCCCTAGATATGCTCAGCTTGGCCTTATTTCTGCTGTGATCTAGCAGATAATGTTCGGACCGCCAATTTGTGGCGAAGACACCTCTAATGGAGAAGATATAACATATGGCTACTTATGTACGACTTCGTGCAAACACCCGCCGCCGCGTTCGAATCGGCAAGACGCTAGTTCCAAACAGTGGCAGTGGTGTAGTCGTCAACCTAGACGACCCTCGCGTCAAAATAGACATGCGCATCAAGGAGCACCTTGTAACCGTTGTGCAAGATCAGCGCGCAGGCCAGGAGAACTTCGAAGTTCTTCAGGCAACCGGCAACCTTGCTGTACCAACACTAGGTGTCGAGCTTTACGTCGCACTAAACGCGGCTGGAGGCGAGAGGATTATTAGCGTGACCTTCGTATCGGGAACAACCGCAGGCGCAAGCATGACCAACCAGGTCGTGGGCCTTTACAAGAATGACGGTACTACGCTCACTCGCGTGGCTGTTTCTGCTGACGCTACCTCAACGGCATGGGCGGCTAACACTGCAAAGACTTTCACTCTTGTCACTCCGTATACAACTGAGAATGCAAGCAATCCTCTATACGCAGGATTGGTTGTAGCTGGGACCACTGCTCCGACCCTGACAGGTGTAGCTCTACAGAACGCCGTAGTGGCCGCATTAGGATTCAAGCGTGCTGGAACAGCAGGCGCAGGACTAACAGCAACACAGACATCAGTAGCGCTCTCAGGTGTTACCGCTGTCGCAACCATTCCTTACGTTCGAACCGCGTAAGTTAGGAGATTCACATGGCTGACGAAGAACTACGATTCGAGACCCAGACCGTCGAGGAAGATTCAGGCGACGTTACTGGTCAGCGAATCTACGCAGACGGGACTGTTGAGAACGTCAAGAACGATGAAGTTGTCGAGACCGAAAAGATCGAACCTCCTCCGGTTGACGAAGAGGGCGGCGAAGAAGGAGAGCAAGACGCCACCAGTGAAGACCTCAGAGATGATCTTCAGAAGTCATCCGATGATGCGCTCCTGAACACTGGCCTTGAGGCTGACGCAATGGTGGACGCTCATGTGGAAACGGCCAAGAGGGGGACTCGCAGCCGCGGTAAGCGGGCACAATAATGACCTTAGACGAGAGAGTTGTCTTGATTATTGGAAGCCAAGCTCTGGCCATAGCAAGACTAGAGACTGAGAACGAAATGCTCAAAGCGAAGCTCCACGAAAACGAGCAGCCTTATGAGCCGAGAGAAACAGAGGCTCCGGAGTAATCCGGGGCCTCTACTCCAAGGAACCTTATGCCATTTACGCCAGCATCACCATGGGTTAACGATCCCGCCGGCGCCACGAACGCGAACTTTGTTTGGTGCCCCGACTCGGACAAAGCCAACGCGTACCCGAACCTGTCGCTGTTCTATCCCGGCGACGCGTATGTCGACTGGATCGCCCTCGACGGGTATCGCCGCCCGCCGTCCGAGTCGTACACCCCGGAGGCCGCGCTCGGCACGTACGGGTATGACCGCGCCGCCCTCCTGGGTGGGCAGACGAAGCCGATGATGTTCTGCGAGTGGGGGACGACGGAGTTCACCGCTGGCGGGTACACGAAGGCGCAGTGGATTGCGAGGATGATGCAGATCATGCCGACGAGGTTTCCGCGGGTCCGCGCGGTCGTCTATTACGACAAGGACGAGCCTTCGATTCCGGCGTACTGGCCGCTCGACTCGACCGTGGCGGCGACCAACGCGTGGAAGGACGCCGTGGCGGTCAGCGTCTACAAGTCGGACGTCTACGCTTCGCTCAGCGGCGACAAGATCGCGGCCCCCTGATGGGAACCTTTGCGAGCTTGTCGGCGCTCGTCGCGGCGCAGGGCGGCAGCCGCGACTACATCAGCGGCATCCCCAGCCTGCCCGAGATAAAGACCGGCGCGTGCCTGTCGTGGGCGTGGCTCGCGAACACCACCCCACCGTCGTAGGAGTAGTTAATGACTAACTTTATTCGTATCAGAAAATTCAGTCGCAATCATAACCTTCGTATTGGCGGTACGTTTATCACGCATGCCCCCGAGGGAACGAGCATCGACATTGATCTTGCTTCTGTTCGTCGTGATCTTCTCCGACACGAAGACGATTATGATACCGTAAGTGTTTCTGGTAGTGATGCAACTCTAGTCGCCGAAAGTCTGACTGCGCACCAAATCGACACCACAGCCATTCACGGCATCACAGATACCTCAACATTAGCTACCGCCGCAACTATTTCTGCTGCTGTCACGGCTCATGAGGTCGACACCACTAGCATTCACGGAATAGCCAACACAGCACTACTAGCGACTACCGCCAGCGTCGCAGCCGCCGTCGCCGCTCACGAGACAGACCAAGTAAGCGTTCACGGAATCGCTGATACTTCTCTGGTCGTGTTAACTGCCGATTCGCGCCTCACTGATACGCGCACACCAACTGACCAATCAGTAACTAATGCTAAGGTTGCCCCGAATGCGGCTATCGCCGTAACCAAGTTGGCTCCTGGAACCGATGGACAGGTGTTGCGCGTCACCGCAGGCGCTCCCGCCTGGGGCGCCCCTTCAGCGACCGGTGATCCCCCCATGGGTGGTGACCTTACCGGCGTTGCGTCTAACGCGCAACTAGGAGTAGGCGTTGTTGGCTCGGCTGAAATCTCAGATGTCATCAAGGACCCGATTGCTGGCACTCCTGCTCTACGCACTCTCGGCACGGGTGCATTGCAGGCGGCGGCTGGTAACCACATTCACGCAACTTATGCCACCACCGCTTCTTTTAATGCTCACGAAATAGATACAACTTCGGTTCACGGCATTGCCGATACTGCGGCGCTAATTACTTTGACTCAGTTGACGGCGCACGAGGTCGATGCGCTTAGTGTTCACGGAATTGTTGATACGGCTCAACTAGCAACAATTTCGGCCGTCTCTAGTTCAATCAATACTCACAGTATAGATACAACAGGTGTTCATGGCATTGCTGATACATCACTACTATTGACCACCGCGAATATTGATGCTACCGTCGATGCACGCATCGCGACGCATGCTTCTGATACCACAGCGATTCACGGCATTGCCGACACCTCGTTGATCTTAACGCAAGCAACGCTCGATGCCCATGCGGCTGACACCACAGCCATCCACGGCATTGCAGACACCACGCTGCTCACCACCACGACAGCACTGACCGCTCATGCAGTAGACACTACGGCTATTCACGGTATCGCAGACACCTCTCTGCTCCTCACCAGCGTCGACATGAACGCTCATTCGGCAGACGCCACCGAGGTTCATGGAATCTCAAACACCGCGCAGCTAATCACCAAGACTCAGACCAACACGGGGACCGCCCACGCATTAGAGCTTACTCAGAGCGGCGACACGGGAACGTCAACCACGACCGGTGGAGCATTCAGGTTCATCAATACCGCTAACAACGGGCTCGGACTTCTAGTCTACTCTAATCATGCGACGCCGCTCGGGCGCCTCGTCACGATCAATGCAGCCAACGCCGCCTTCAATCAGAGCGCACTCCGTATCGAACATGCAGGCAGCGGTCGCGGCCTAGACATAAATCAAACCGGCTCAGGTATCGGGGCGAATATTGCGGCGGCTGGTGGAGCCACAGCGAGTGCTCATGCGCTAGCGGTTTCATTGACTGGCACTGGCAGTGCGACGGCTTCCGCTCTTTCAGTCAGCAGTGCAAACACGGCGCACTCAGCGCTACAGGTTACGGGAGTCGAGAGTGATCGCGGCAGCATCAAGGTAACTCACACAGGCACAGGAGCAGACGTTAATGCTTCTGGCCTATCTATCGATCTACAAGGAGCCGGCACAGCAGCACAAGGGATCTTCCTTGACGCGACAGGCGGCGGCACCATCGGCAAGCTCCTCAACATTCGTAATAATGGAGTGGATCGACTTGTGCTCACGTCAGCAGGCAGCCTACAGTTGGCGGCAAGCACCACAGTCACCATTGGCGCTGCTGATATTCGCGAAGAGGTCGCCACCTTCACTCGTACTGGCGCGTTAACAGTGGGCGCAGGGACTGGATCATTCCCCTTCCCGTACGCTGCTACCATTATATCGGTTACCGCTCGCGTAACTACCGCTCCAACTGGCGCTAGTCTGATTCTCGATGTCAACAAGAATGGCACTACCATCTTTAGCACGCAGGGTAATCGCCCCACTATCACAGCATCAACTAACGCAACATCGTCTTCTCCTACACCGAACACCACGGGAATGGTGTCTGGTGATTACCTAACCGTAGATGTTGACCAGATCGGTAGTACCATAGCCGGCTCTGATGTGACCGTTCAAGTTCTATATAAGAGGACCTGATGGCTGAGAGTTGGGGCGCAGTCCAGATGGTCGACACCGGCACTGGCGGCGGCGGAACAGTCACCACTCTCGGCGCTCAAGGCGACGCCCATAAGGGTGTGTATAACCATGCGGGTATCGGCGCATTCAACTACCCGATCAATTACGGCCCTGGAGATGACTTTATATCTTTCCGGTTCGTGCCTGCTTACACAGGGACCCTGAGCCAAGCATGGTTCTATACAAAAACTGCCGCTGGATATGGCGCCGGCACAGGTGGAACCCTCAGGGTGCATATCAAAACCGATAACGCGGGCGTTCCAGAAACAACACTAGTTAGTGAAACCTTTGGTGTTGTCGGACGACAGACGGCTAGCCTTCAGAACTATGCGAATCTTTCGGTGGCACTTACCGCTGGCACCGCTTACCACTTATTCTTCGAGAACGCAGATGCTACTCCGGGAACCAATTACTTCAGCATCAATACGATGCATGTCCGTAAGATCGTTGGTGAAAACGAGAGCAACGTAACCACCAACCCGAGCTTCCCTGGAGGTATGACTCGTCATGGCCTTGATCCTCGTACGGTCAATGTTGTTTGGCCAGGGACAGGGGCTGGCGATTTCGGAGTGCCTGAAGATGCAGACGGCTCAACGATTCCTGCATACTGGTTGATCTTCAGTGGTGGATACGCCGAAGGGCAGCCGTACTATAACGCTTCTGCTTCTGCATTTGCTATTCCAACAATTCGCACTTACACAGTTCCGTATAATTGTGTCGCGCAGAGTATACTTATGCATGGTTCTGGCCGGGCGAGTGCCGGCGGTGTGGCGTTCAACGTCAATGCGACAGTAAAGGTCAACGGCGTTACGAAGGCCAGTAACATCGGTCTCTCGGGAACGCATAATGTTGTTGCAAATATGGGCATTGGTGACCTCTCACTGATTGCTGGCGACATCGTAGAGATTACAGTTACCAATACGACTAACGTGTCGGCACCGTATATTGATGCGGCGGTAATGACTCAGACTGGACTGCCTCGAAACTTCCTACCGATTTGTCTAATCGGGACTGGAACTACTGGTGATCCGCCGCCACCGCCGCCGCCAGACCCGCCGCCGCCTACGGGCACCATCAAGGTGCAGGGCGTCTCAGGCCGCTCGTCCGGCCATCAGAACTCCGCAGTCAAGGCAGCAAGCACTCGACTCCTATATCGCTTTATTGCAAGGGAGACCGGCACTCTCAATCAATTCTGGGTGCCCAACAAGATGTCCGGTATGGCTGGTATCGCGATCCCCGAAAACTACGAAGGCTATGCGAGTGGAGACGGCGGAACGGTACAGGCTATCTGTTATACGGTCGACGCCACTAGTGGCTACCCGAATAACGGGCAAGGCGGACGACCAACTGCACAGGTAGGCATCACCGACTCGTTCAAAATTGGTTGGTCAGTTACCGGCGGCGGCATTTCAAGTTACACCACTAACAACGGCGCCTACACGGCATCCTTCGGCGCACGTAATCTTTTCAACGAGGCAACGCGGCGCAATGTCGCTCACGGAACTTATTTCAAGTGCAACGCTCCAGTTACTAAGGGTGTCGAGTACGCAATCGAGATTCGTAACTCGTCCGGATCACCGCCGGGTAACACCGCGAGTAGTAACTTCTTCTCAATCAACTTCGGTGGCCACACTCCTCAACTAGCGGCCCAAGGCGCGAACACGCGAGACATGAACGCAGTAGGGTACTACGGCCTCGACCCGCGAGAGAACGTTGGATGGTCAACCAATAGTGGAAGTTCATTTGTTATTCCTGGCGGCCAGTACGACCCACAGAACGAATTCCACGTAGGGTTTCTCCAGGTATACGCAAGCGGCAATCGCTATGTCGGGCGAACAGATTATGGTCCGGGCGGCGGAACTGGAGCGGGAGTTCAGTGGCTCCAGAGGTTCCTGGGCAGTCACACCTTTACGGCCGTCAAATGGTTCCCACAGGACAGCAGCGGAACTGGAGGCACGATCAGCGTTCAACGATACACCAGTGGTGACGTGGCAATTGGTAGTGCTGTCACGGCCCCGAGCGTTAGCGGCTCCGGCGCTCCAGTCTCATCGACCCTCTCGTCATCTATCACCGTTCTGACTGGTGAGAAAATTCGCATCTCATTCCCCTCACAATGCGGCGTGGCGTCAAACGATGCTCTAGGAATCCCAGATGGCGCAGGGCTCACAACAACCAACGCGCCATTCTATGCCGAGGGAAACAGCTTACTGCGCTATCAGCGAGCAATCTGGTTGACGCCAATGCCACCCGACTCCGTATGGCTTCCTTAACTTAATAGATAGACTTTCCTATCTTCCTTTAAGCTACAAGGTCTGAATGTATGACAGACTTTCATTGGAGACATATATGAGCGACAAACTAAACACCTATTCCTGCTTTGCAGGCCGCTCATCGCCTGCTGCCCTTTGGGCAGACTTAGCGGACAAACCTTTGTTTCATATGGCGAAACTCTCAGAGAATATCTACCGGGCGTTCGGAATCGCCTGGGTCGCAGTGTAGCCCGGGTAGAGCCTCCGATAGCCCCCCGCTTTGATTCAAGCGATGCGATCAATGATCTCGGCTGACAATCCAAGCTGAGAGAGGATAGTGATGATTCTCCGGCGTTCTATAGCCGCTCCTTCTGCGATCAGGTCTTCTCTTCGTTGACCACCAGGGTGAGGTCTTTGCCATAGCTCTAGGTTCTCTAGTCGGTTGTCTGCTCGGTCTCCGTTGCGGTGATGCACGAACTCTCCTGCCGCTAGGTCTCTGCCGAGATGGTCGGCCATGATAACGCGATGCTCACCCTGCCATACTCCATCGCTGAGGACGAATACGTAACCGTGTTCGCTAGTGCTTCTGCCTAGCTCTGGCGATTTAGTATAGGCACAACTCCTAGAGCAATGAACCTGTAGGTACTTGCCACGACTCTTAGCTTGGAAGGTAGTGCCGCACATAGGACATGTAGCGATGACTGACCGTCTAATCTCATGCCGCTCTCGCTTGGCCCGTTCCTTACAGTCGCGAGTACAGTAGCGCTTGATATTGCCATTGCGGCCATTGGTTAGGAATGGTGAACCACACCGTTCACAGTTTCTTAATGGTGAGTCTGCCGCTAAGACCACTCCTTCGGTGGTCTTGATTCCTACTATGCAACTCATAGCTTTCGTTGCCGCTCCGAGCTTCGCTCGGCTGCTTTAGCAGACTCCGCATGCTCGGCTGCTTTAGCAGACTCCTGCTTCGCTGGCTGCTTCGCAGACTTAGCGAGCCATCGGATCGCTTGTCTTCGGCTCCAACCGTTGCGGGCCTGGACTTCGAGGATCGTTTCCTCGCGGCGAGCGTCGCTCTTTGCTGAAATCATATTACCCAAGCTCCTACCTGATAGCCGCCGACAGCCGCCAACACAAAGATGAGAGCGGTAATCACTGCCGCGAGTTTGTCATTGCCCTTGACTTCTCTTTCGTTGCTCCGAGCTTCGCTCGGCTGCTTTAGCAGACTCCGGCTGTCGCTCGGCTGCTTTAGCAGACTCTTCTCATATTCGGTCATGTCAATGCGCTCCAC